ACACTACTTGAGAATCACAACAAGTGGCGCAGAGGTGATGATACTTTAGAGATGGCAGAGCCTAAAGATTTAGGAATGGCGATTGAGTTGATTGTAGAACATTTTAACACCAAAGAGAAATGAAAGACATAATATCATTATGCAACCGAGACAAAGAAGATAACGGAATAGAGAATGATTAGTATAGTACTAGTAGTAATTATGTGTGGCTACATAATCAGGAGAGAACAAAAGGCAATAAGAAAATTAAAAGAAGAGCTTAATCGCTATGACTAAAAAAAACTTAATACTAGAACAATTTGCAGATACAGAAGATGTTGTGTTTGCTGACGGATTTGATGATGCAATCATAGGTTTTGATCCAAATCTATGGAAAGTTGTCTATTCAAGAAACAGATGTATTGAGATTTTGATGAAGGAAGGTGATTCTGAATTAGATGCAATAGACTATTTAGAATACAACACTTTCAACGCTTATGTAGGGGAAAAAACTCCTGTTTGGGTTGAAGATTTCCTTTGGGATTGTGAATAATTATGTTAACTTGCACTATAAATTTAATTGAATGAGCAACTACAAGTTTAAAACTACCAACATTAAAGGTAAAGAGTACGTTGAAGTAAACGAACGTATTAAGTATTTCCGCACAGCAGATCAGTACAAAGGTTGGTCGCTGTCTACAGAGATTATAGATTTAAATTCTGAGTCTTGTGTAATCAAAGCAACCATTGCGGATGCTTCAGGATATATACTAGCTACAGGCTATGCACAAGAAGAGAAGTCTTCATCTTACATTAATAAAACTAGCTATGTCGAAAACTGTGAAACCTCAGCGTGGGGAAGAGCATTGGCTAACTTGGGTATTGGGATTGACACATCCATCGCTTCTTCAAACGAGGTATCTATCGCTATTGCGAAACAAACAACCAAAGCCCCGGCACAAAAGAAAGAAGCTACACTCTTTGATAAGGCGGTTGAAAGGTTAACTGCAAAGCCAACTCAAGAGTACTATGATCAGATTATGAGCAAAGCAGGTGATAAGTTTACTGCTGCTCAGAAGAAAAAGCTAAAAGCTTTAGTGAAGTAATATGGGGCGTATACACGAACCATTTAACGATGACTCACTGTATTATGCAGATAGAGAACACGTAAGTAACTCTATGCTTGGTAGACTTATGGAGTCGCCTCATCTATTTAATTTATGGATGAAAGGGCAGTATGACTATCCTAAGAATCCTAATTTTACAATAGGTAGATACGTTCACACTATGATTCTAGAGCCTGAGAAAGTAGGTATGTTTCACATCTCAGATTTTAGAACTAGAACCTCTGGTGGATTTAAAGAAGACATCAAGAAATACGGTTACGATTGGGTAGTTACTGCATCTGAACACGAGATGTCTGTAGCTATGCAAAAAGAAATAGATAAAAGAGAGAAGCTGGCGGAGTTGCTTCTCTTTGCTGACAAAGAAATTCCATTCGTTAGCGAGTGGAATGGAATACCAATCAAAGGAAAGGTCGATGCGATCACAGAATTTGAGGGGATGAAGGTTATCGTGGATTTGAAGACAACGGGTAAAGAAGTGAGTAACTTCTCCAAGTCTGCACGATCTTTTGATTACGATAGGCAAGCTTATTTTTACCTAAACCTAACAGGTGCTGACGCATTTATGTTTGTTCCGGTCGAAAAAAGCTTTCCATATACACCGGCTCTGTATACTGCATCAGATGAGTTTGTGAATAGAGGAAAGTATAAATTCGAGCAGGCAATGAGTAGATACAAGCAGTTGTTTGTTGATGGTAATTATGATGACTCTTATCTGATTGAAGAATACCTATAGTGTAACTACATTGTGGTTACAATTTTAGAGAAAAACGAACATTAATTTAAATGCATTTAAAATGTCAGAAGTAAAATACGACAGTGTATTGATGGGTTACGTAGAAGACCCACGTAAAGGTGAAAATGGTGAAATCCAATCTTGGGGTTTCTCTTTAAACCGTGAGCAGGTAGCAGACCTGACTAAGTATCAAACAGAGAAAGGTAACGTATCGTTTACTATGTTCTTCTCTAAAGCAGGAAAGCCTATGTGTCGTGTATACGATCCAAATAGCGAAGCTGCTAAGGAAAACAGAGCGAAGCGTGCTGCAAAGCCTCAGCTTCAATCTGAAGAAGATCCGTTCAACGACTAATGAACGATTTTAAACTTAGTCAAACGCTAGGTTTATTGGTTGGTTTGGAATGGGGGGTCAAGGTCTACTTTGACTCCCCTCCTTATCTACAGGGTAAAAATAAAAACAAACCGTTTAAGATACTCTGTAAGTCAGTTGAACACGCACACGGATATTTACCTCGTGTTGGTGGCGATAACGATACAACCAATTTGATGCTATACATTTCAAATAAGTCCGGTAACAATCTCGTGCTTCTCAATACAGCTACTACCAAAAAGCTAATGAGAAATCCATTAAAGATGAGAGAGGTTGCTCAGGGAATACTTTACAAGAATGAAATCGAACTCAAATAGTACTATTTACCACGTAAAGGTTAACGTAGAGTATCAGCTTAGGAAAACTTGGATCAAGGAATCGGTATATATGACCGCCTTAACTACTAATGTCTTTAAATTTATGAAGTTTCCGCATTCAATGGACTTCATAGAAAAGAAGCTTGGTAGTAATCGAAAGAACTTTAGATTTAGAATTAAATCTATTGATGCGATAAGTGAATTAGGAAAATCATTTTACTACTAATGGGAACAAAAGACAAAATAAAAAAAGTAGGTCAAGAAGTTATTGACTTACTATTGGAAAAGAACGAAAGCTATGGGGATTCAGCACTCAATCCTGCTGGTATATTCGCTTCAGGGAACGCTGTAGATAACCTTACAAGCCGTATTGATGATAAGTTGATGCGTATCAAGACACAAGGATTTAGAGGCTATGGAGAGGATAATGTAAAAGACTTAATTGGATATCTTATACTGCTAAAGGTTGCCTTAGAGAACGAATCAACTACACTCAGTTCTTGGCAAGAAGAAATTTTAGACAAGGAAGTAGTGAACTATTATCAAACAACTACATAGTTATGATGGTATCTATAGCAGAAACGCTATACACTAATGATATCCATCATATTGGTGTTGATTATGCATTAGAACGTATAGCTACAGGTAAATCAAAGGATAAGGTTGAGGAACTAAGAAGCCTTGATAAGTCTGAAAGAGGTAGGGTAAAGAAAAACCTACCTATCGTTATGTTCTCAGGAACATTTACCGGCAGAAAAGATGAGTTGCTTAAGGACCACAGTGGATACATTGTGTTAGACTTTGACAACCTAGATAATCTCGACCAAGTAAAACAAAGTATTGGCTCTGACAAGTATGTATATTCTTGTTGGACTTCACCATCTGGAAATGGGTTAAAAGCTTTAGTGCGTGTGACTAATCCCGAACGTCACCGTGATCACTTCCGCTCTTTAACATCTTACTTTGAAAAGCAATATGGTATTGAGGTTGACCCTAGTGGTATCAATGAGTCTCGTGCGTGTTTTGAATCCTACGATCCGGACATAATAGTTAATTCAAGCTACGATAAGTTTGGTGGTATGCTTTCTGAGAAGTCTCAGAACCAAGTATTAGTACAAAAAGAAGAGGGTACTGATTACTACCGACTGAACCTAGCTGCTATTATGGTTCGTAACGCTGCCGATGGTGAACGTCATCCTACGTTATTTAAAGCTGCAAGACTTTGTGGTGGATACATAGCGGCAGGTCGTATTGAAGAGGATGAAGCTTACAGAGTGCTTCTAAGAGAGTTTCAGCGTAGAGAGTATGATGAGCATTACTCACCTGAATCAACGATTAGAGACGGTTTTGAAGTGGGTAGACAGATGCCTATCTCAGAGATTGTGCAGGACGAAAAGGATGCTCGTAGAAAGCTACAAATTTCTGAAGGCGATATGTCATTCATATCATCTGGCGATGAGGATTTTAAATGGATATCTGCATTTGCAAATGGTGAGATACAAGTAGGTCTTGATACCGGTAACAAAGAGTTAGACAAACACTTTAGATACAAGAAAGACTTTACCATTATAAACGGTCATAGTAACGTAGGTAAGACTACCCTAGCTATGTTTCTTATGGTTAATGCTTCAATCAGACACGGTTGGAAATGGGTTATATACTCCTCAGAGAACAGAACCGCCTCTATTAAAATGAAACTATTGCAGTTTCTTATTGACAAACCTGTCAGTCACATTGATTATCAAACAATGAAGCTCGCATACAAGTGGGTTGAAGAACACTTTGTAATTATTAGCAACAAGGAAGTTGTGAGTTACGCTGACTTAATTGTTTACGCAGAGATAATGATTGATAATGACGAGCATTTTGATGGATTCTTTATAGATCCGTACAACTCGTTACGTATTAATATATCTAATAACAATATTGGGGTGCATCAGTATCACTACGAAGCAGCTTCAGAGTTCTTAACTTTTACCACAGCTCACGATAAGGCAGTGTGGTTGAATACTCACGCTGTTACAGAGGCGCAAAGACGTAAAGGTACTGATGGGTTGCCTATGGCTCCATACGCTGAGGACACTGAAGGAGGGGGGCTTTTCGTCAACCGTGCAGATAATTTCTTGACATTCCATAGAAAAATTCAACACGAGGATCACGAGATGCGTAGAACAATGGAGTTCCACGTTAGAAAAATACGTGAGGTTGAAACCGGTGGGGGTCCAACAGCTTTAGAAAACCCTGTCTTATTTAAGATGAACACAAGTAATACAGGATTCTACTGCCTCAATGGTGATATGCAATTATTTGAGCCTAAAGAATTTAAAGCGAAACCTGAAGACCAAATGGATGTTCCATTTACTATTGACTTAGAAGATATATTTTAATGAAGTCTGGATTAGAAAAGTACTGCTACAAAAGATTAGAAGAAGAAGGATTTGAGTTTGGTTACGAGACTCAGACATTTACAGTGATTGAAGAGTTTTATTACGAGGGAACTTATCGTTCTATGACTAACGGAAGCGGTAATCTTCTAGACAAAACAGGTAAAAAAGTTCGGGGTATCAAGTATACTCCGGACTTTATCCTACCAAATGACAAAATAATCATAGAAACTAAGGGTTATATACGAAGTCAACACAGTTTTCCTTTGAGATTTAAATTATTTTTATCATATTTGAATAGAAACGGTATGGGCGATTGGGGAATTTTTCTTATAAAGAACCAAAAGCAGGTAAATGAGGCTATTCAAATTATAAAAAATGACCAGAGAGGAACTTAGTAGATTATACTGTATATCTACATCAAATGCTCATAACGCATTAAATGAACTGTACGAGGCGGTACACGATTACAGTGGTAATCCTATTGATGACCCGGCTCATATTAAATCCATAAAGCAATCTTTTATATTTAAGATCAGACAAGAATTAGATCTTATACAGACAGCTTGTGATGAGTTTTCAGAGTTGTTATGAGCTGGAAGAAAAGAGAGATTGATCTTTTTGATCATTTAAAATCAAACTATATAGAAGATCTCTCTTGGTCTGAAGGCAATTACTCTCATCACGATTGTTACTCATTAGATTTAAAATGCGACATAGAACTCAAGTGCAGAAACAAGCATTATGACGACCTAGTTATTGAGCGATACAAATACGAAAAACTTATTTCAAGAGCAGATAAGTATGATACGATACCTGTGTACCTGTGTCAGACCCCGAAAGGCATATACGGATTTAATTTAAGTCTATTAAGTGAACCAGAGTGGTTTATAAAAGGGATGCCTAAAACATCACACTTTTCCAGAAGAGAATTCGTAGACAAAGAAGTAGGTATGCTCCACATTAATCACGCAAAGCTTTATAAATAAAAAAGAGGGCTAACAGCCCCCTTTCTTTTTTCCTTTTGCGTATCTGCAAGATCCATCACATTCAACAGGTCTCACCTCGCAGTACTGACGTGATACATTAGTACTTTTCATCATTTTCTTTTTCGGCATTGGCTATTTATATGTTTTAAGTTGTGCCATAAATCTACTTGAAGGCTTGAATCCAAGTGTCTTCTCCATATATTTTAATTGTTCTATAGTAGGTCTAAGTGTTTCTTTAGACGTAAAGTCAGGCTCGCCAAAGTAGTGTACAAAGATCTTAGCCTGTGCCTCTGGATCTCTGGCGTACATCACATCTAAGATGTAAGAAGCTTTCTTCACTTGACTTAGGTCGGTTGTCGATATCTTCATATATCTATCGATAGCATACTTAACATCAGCAGGGTTATCTACAGTCTTTAAAAACTCTTTAAACTCTTCTTTATCTTTCTCTTTAGCAAATTGATCAGTAATCTTTTTGATGCGGTATCTTACACTACCCTCAGTCATCTCAATATCAGCGGCTTTATCCATAGAGGTATCCTTCCAATTAGGTCGTACACTTCTAATAACTCTTCGTTGAGCAGATTCTTTTATACCTGTAAGCGCTTCCATAACGCTACCATTATACATAGATTCCTGCTTGTCACTAGGCTTGTATAACATATTAGCAACAAAATCACCAATACTGTATCCTACAGCTACCAACCCATTGGTAGAGGGTGAAGTTACAATTGTTTCAGTAGCTGCTTTTAATCTTCTAGGAGAAGCCCCCGTGACCTGTCCGATAGCCTTAAAGAAATAAGGTATAGACTTGTCATACAATCCTTCGTCTTTAGGTAAAATCTTTTCAAACTCAGTGTCTGGTGAAATTACTGATCTTCTGTAGGAATCGTAGTTTGTTATATACTTGTTAGCTCCGGAAATACTAGGAGGCATTCTATTTAGTATATCTCTAATGCTTAATCCAACAGGAAGCGCATCTTTCATTGATTCGTAAACTCTAGATATCTTCTCTTCAGTAAGCATCGGGTCTTTTTTACCCATTGCATTGTAGTAAACAGATCTTGCTACCATCTCAGCTGCATTAATAAATGGAGCAAGCTGAGGGGACTTTCTAAGTCTAAAGTATCTTCTGTTACCTTCTTCATCCTTAAAAGGTAGTAAGAAAATAAAGTAAGCATCTTTCTCATAGTCTGGAATCTGATCGTACTCTTCCTCATCATCCCCAGCAGTAAGGTTGTACATCATTAAACCACCTACAAATACTGATACTTGAGCAAGCTTAGTCCCGAACTTAGCAGCGCCTCCCTTACTCATTAAGTACTCTCTAGATATTCTAAAACCTTGAACACCTGCATTGAGGTAGGGAATCCATCTATCTAACTTCTTAGCCGTTACACCACCTTGGTTAAAGTCCATTGTCTTTCTAGCCTTAGATACTGCTATAGCTGCAATTTCAGCATCGGTAAATGAATTCTTACCAGCAGCACGTTCTTTGGTTAGCTTAGTCTTAACCTGACTATAAGATGATAGACGCATTGCTAATTCAGTTTTCTCTCCCGTGTAGGCTATCTTCTGACCAGCTGCCCTTAGTATTTTCTTTGTTTTGCTATTGATTTTTGATTCTATACCGGATCTTTCAGCAAGACCCTTGATACCTTCCTGTCCGTAAGTAGTAAAGAATTCCATCATACCACCGTTTTCTATGTACTCATCTAATAACTTAGATGCCTCTTCCGCCCTAGATGTTTTTAATCCAGCATCTGCTTCAACCAATCCTGCTGTGTACTTAGATATATTTCTAGTGACTTTGTAGAAACTTACAGGTAACAGTAGATTGTCATCGTATATATCTGTAAAGAACAATACGTGTGCGACATCCATAGGGACGTTAGACAGGAAGAACATAGGGTTGTAACCTGTTGCGGCAGCCTTTAGTACAGTAGCTCCAGAAGCTAAGTTAATAGCATCTTCTAGTTGACTGTGCTGATTTATAGAACGTAAAGAATCAGTCCACTCGGAATGAAGCTCTTTGTTTAACTGGAACGCTCTTTTCTTACCGCCTTCTCTGTAGAATACATTTTCAAACCCACCGCTTGCGGGTTTAATTAAATAGTCTCCAAACTGATTTGTCTTAATATTACCTTCTTTGTCTGTATCGTAGTTTCCCTCACGATACCAAGGGATGGCATCCTTACCCTTGAGTTCGTTAGCCAAAGCATTGTTCATCTCGTTGGTTGCGGCTCTGTTACTTAAGGAAACGGTCATTTTTTCTAGTAAAAATCTAGAGTCCATAATTAATGCTCCCTCTGAACCACTACGCAATTGCTTTATCTGATCTGTACTTAGACCAGACTCTTTGTACATATCCCCAGCTTTGTAGTTTACTGCTACTATCTCACCGTTAGCGTCTGTTTCAATCTCAAATATCTTATCTATAAAAGAACGGGTGATGTATTTGTCTTCAACAAATCTATTGTAAGTCTGCTCATCAATAAGCTCCTTATCATAAGCATACTTGAGCAAGTCATTCGTAGCACTAAAGTATTTATCCGCAGCTTCCTTTGATGTAGAGTAGTAAGAGTACCTTGGTGCTTTATTTTCTAGCCACCATTTAGCGTAATCCTCTGTAACACCTTGGGGGTGTTTCATTACTCCATTATCTTCAATTCTTTTTTTGAGCTGAGAAATTTTATCGTCTATTTTCTTTAATACACTCTTAATCTCTTTAGTCTCATTAGATTTTAAACTGAGATTCAATCCTTCCTTAACAGCTTTTCTTTTTTCTTTAATACTTTCTAAAGAAGATTGAGCAGCGTTTCTTCTAGCTCTCCTGTTCTGCTCTATTTGAACTATACGTTCAAACTGTAATATCTTGTTAGTTAGCTTCTCCTGCTCACGAGTAAGACCATCATATATTTCATTCTCGTACTTGTGGAAACGGTTTACACCTCTAGCCTTAGATCCTGCTTTGTTCGTCATCAAAGATTCCGATATCTCAAATCCAGAGTCGATTAACTTTTTTCTAATATTCCCTTGTCTGTCAGACCATTGATTTTTAAACCTTTCACCGAACTTACCCTTACGGTCTTTCTCAGCCTGGGCTAGTTCTTTTTCTGACTCATTGTACATCTCATCTGCTAGATCTGGCATAGACTCAAAGTCCATATCACTCTGAAAAAGAGGACCGCTATCTCCAATTTCTACAAACGCTCTTGCAGACTCCTCATTTACAACAGTAGAAGCCTCCATCATCTCATCGTAGTACTTGTACTTATGTTCCCCTGCCTCTAATCCTTTATACTCAATGTATGACTCACCACCCAAACTTAGTCTTCCATTAGGTAGTTTTAGTGGATCGCCTGTTTCTTTTTTAGGTGCAGCTTTCTTCTTAGGAGCCGTTTTTGTTTTTGTGGGTGCTTTGGTTTTCTTAGCCATCTCTGCGGCTTCCTCAGCTTGTACAGCTTCTAATCTCTGTTTTATGCTTTCGTTTTCAGCAATCTGAGCCTTCTCAGCCTCAGTCATAAGCATATTATCAAAGATGTTTCTAACTTCTGGAGTCAATTCTCTTTCAATAGATTTAAATCTTATAGCTGAATAGATTTGCTTCAACCACTTTCTTAGGTTGTCAAATATCTTTTGTAGTGCAGGAACTGGCGCTTTACCATCGTGCAAGTATCTTTCAAATCCTCTGGCAAAAGCCTCCGACATATCAACAGTACCGTTTTTATATCCAGACCATTTTTCTACAACTTTGATTTCATCGTCAGTCAAGTATCTTTCGTATACGTGAGCAAACTCGTGAAGCGGTGTTGTTACATCTGGGTTGGTTAACGCATAAATCATAAACGCACCATCCTCGATAGCCATAGCGCCTTTTATATTGTACTTCTGATTCTTATCACGTATTGCCTTGATCTTGTACTCACCCTTGTACTTATAAACTTTTAAATTCATAAGCTTGTAGCGATCACGAAGCTCTTTAGCTTTCTTATCAGCGGCAGATTTATCTTTTGACTTAAAGCTCTTTATCTCTTTAGAAAGTTCTGATACTTGAAATAGTACATCTATTTCGTTACCGGAAATCCAGTAGTCTTCAAATTTAATTTTTGATCCAGGACCCAAATCTGTATGTGAGATTTGTTTTGGTTTAAAGAATCCTAGCGATAGTCCGGTGTCTGTTTTTTCTGTTTCAAAAATATCTCCATACATAGCATAAAGAGAAGCTGGTGTTTCAACACCGTATGATTGTGTAGTACCGGTTCTGTTTATATAACCTCCATCTAAAACCTCTACATTCCATATACCATTCTTTGTTTTTACGTGAAGAGTGCTATCTATCTTACCACTAACTTTAATGTTTGTAGTAGATATGAGGTTGTCCCAATCACTTTGCGTGCCATTTGGAAAAATAGATATTACAGAAGTGCCAGATAAATCTGAGTCTTCATCTATGTATTCTTTATTAAAAACCTCAGATACATCTCCTATATTGACATCGTATACCTCTGTATTTGGAAGTTCTATGTTAATACGTTCTCTTTCCCTTAAATATACTTTTTCAATATTTACATCACTATCTCTGTATACTATATAAGGCTCTGGACCATCTGTATCTAAATTGAGTATTACTTTTATGTCGCTCTCTGGATAATAGTAAGTAGTGTCAGCTTCCAGATCAAATTTTATATTTAAATTACCGATCTCCTGCAGATAATTATTATGCTCATAAGTATCTTCAAATGGACTGATCAACATAACTTGCTCAGGAGTAACGCCTAGCATTTCCCATCCGCCTTTCTCGTTAAATTCTCTGATGAAATCATCACCATTAATTGGATTTCCACCTTGAAGGAATGATTTTATAGTTTGATCAGCTTTATCCTTGCTGTTAATTTCAGCAGGCATAGAGAATTCAGACTCAGCTAATAAAAGCTCTCTCTGAACAAATTTTGCTCCGTTATTTATTTCCCCAGAATTCTGTATAAAATCGTGTTCAACATCTTTATATTTTGCTATTCTGCTTTGAGTAGGTGTTTCTCCCTTTATTTGATTAATAGCTCTGGTTTCATTGTCAATATTGATAGCAGTTACAACCTTACCGTCTTTTGTTAATAAATAGAAATCACCTCTATTTAGATGCTGTTTAGCATTGTATTTAGTACAAAAAATTGTGTCTTGAGTCATAATAACAAGATCATCAATCTCTTGTGCTGCTGCTACTCCAAAAGTGTCTTCACTAATACCACTGAACTTGTACACTTTAAACCCGTCTTTATTGTATACAACCCTTTCGCTTTGATTTAAAACCTCCTGCTTGGATTCACCAAGCATCTTGATATATGATTTTAGTGGATGCTCTTCTGATTTTTCAGAGATTACCCATTGCAAAGCAACTTTTTGTACCATAGGGGTGAAGTTTGCTGTACTTTTCTTGTCTCTTTTGTAATCCTTATTTGTGTTTAGGTCGTATCTAAAAGAGATTAGTTTTTCAAACAAGGTTAAGGCTCTTAGCTTTTGTTTGGGATCTGATAGCTTTTTTATAAGATTTGACCAAGCGTAAATTGTTGTATCTTGATCTGATTTTATATGGTTAGCGACAGTTAACTTTGAGTTTTCAACAGAGTCTTGGTAATGTTCTTCAATCTGTAAGTCAGAAACCTGCTCAGACAAAGGCTTACCTTTTTCTAGATTTATACCAAGTCCACTAGCAGCTTCCAGCCTTACTAAAGAGTCTAAACTTTTGTTTTTTAATAAATCATCAAAATCGGTAGATATTGTTTTGTTTTGAGTTAACATTTCAAAAAATTCATTCTTTTCAAGAACTTCGTTTACAGCTTTTGAAAAGCTAATGCCCTCTTTTCTTCTAAGAATGTTTTTGCCAGTAACTCTATTTAAAATATTAATTCCTTCTACGACTATCGGGTCATCAATACCTTCCTTGGTATGCTTTTCTACAATCTTATGTTCGATAGGATTAAGCTGTGCAAGGGTCATAGATTCATCGTGAATATCATTACTGTCCATAGCGCTATGCTTAGACTGCTTCAATAATCTTTCAGCATCACTCTGTGTGCCTTTCACGTACTTTATACCTTTGGCTACATCAGCCATAGGTATGCCTTTACGTGCTGCAAGAGTCTTCATACCTCTGTATATAATCTCTGTAGCAGCTTCTGATTGACTGTCTTTCAGACCAAAAGCCTTAGACATAGCATATCTTAAGCCTTTCTTACTCTTAGGTGTAAATATCTTTTGCTCTTTCTTAGTCTTGGTTTCTTTCTTAGTTTCAACCTCAACCATTTCTTTTTTAGCAACTTCTTTGAATCGGTTGTAACTGGCTTTTTTCTTCTTCTTGAATACGTCAATCAAGCCTTTCGCATTACGTATAGTAACTGGCTTTCCGTTCTCAATAGTAGCTGTATAGTTACGCTTCTTATTTCCTTTGCTGTCAATTAGAGAAAACGCAACACGTTTCTTGTTACCCTCTTCAGTTACAGATTGAACCACATAGTTTGCTCTGTCTATACTGAACCCATCACCTTGCTTTCCGTAGTTGCCTATGAATTCAGTAAGGGATGTTGCGTTATCTAAAGATTTTTTAAACTCGTCTGTGAGCTTTTTATTTGCCTTTGATTTTGTAGGCTCTGGTGATGTTTCCGTAACAGAGTCAGCTGCCGCTAAGTCAAATGCCTTAGTTGGCTTTACCACAGGTTGTGCAGGTAATTCTTCAGAAGGTTTTTCTAATGTAGTCTGAGGTTCTTGTACTTCAGATAGCTTTTCTTCTAGGACTTGAATTCTTTGATCTGCTTCGGTAGTGTCTTCTCCTTGCTCCGCCATTTGATCACGGAACTGTTTTGTAGTAGCAATAGCTTCACGAAGAGGCTGTACTATTTTTTCCGCACCAGCAGCAATAGCTTGACCTGTCTCTCCGGCTACTTTTTCTTTCTCAGCAAATTCTTTGAGTTTAGACTCAATCTCTTGTGATTTGTCTTGATATATGTCCTGCTCTTGAGGAGCTAACTCCTCACCTTGTTTAATCTTTGTAGCAACCTCTTCAACAACTTCTGCTGACACTTCTCCAGTTTCTACAAACGCTTCACTATCATCAGCTACGTATTTCTTTTCAACAGCTTTCTTCTTTTCTAAAAGTTTATCAGCTTCTTTCTCTAATACTTTTTTACCGTCTTCAGATTTGAAGCGGTCTATTTTGGTAAGCACACTGCCGATTTCAGCATCTAAGTCTTTTACCTCGTTGTAATCCTCATCGCTAAATTTATCGTAAAACTCTGTTTCTTTTTTCTGTACTTCTTTGTATTGCTCTACTTTTTGATCACGAATAGCCTTGTACTCAGCTCTTTCTTGTTCGTCTAACTCTTTGTCTTTAGAAAGCTCATCAACTTTAAAAATTTCTTTCTTAAGTTCTGACTTAGCCTCTATATTTTCCGTACTTCCTATATTTGAGTGTCTGTTCAGCGCCTTACCGGCTCCAGTAACAATCCCACCACCAAATACGCCTAATAAAAAACTTTCAAATCCAGGCTTAGAAAAAATAAACTCTGCTTGTTTTTTAACAATTTCAAAACCTTCTGCCCCATTAGCAATAGCTCTGTTTGCTTCTTCCATACTGGATTGAAGAATTTCAGTAAACCCTTCTTTAAAACCAGCTTCAGCCATCGCCTTTGCTATTTCTTTTGTGCCTGTTTTTGCAAGCTGCTGATTTATAGCCTTTCCTATGCCTTTAAAGCCAATTTTTTCTAAAACACCTGCGGCAGCTCCTATTGTAGCAGGTACGAAGAACTCATCTTCATCATCAAGATATAGTTGTTCTAAACTTTTTCCCTTTTGTTTTGCTATCTCTGAATTGTAATCCTGAAGGGCATAACCCATCATATCTGTGTATACACCAATTCCTCCGGTCATCCCTCCTGCCAATGCTGTAGGTATTAACTGCATAACACCTCCAGATACAGTTGATGCTGCTTTGGCTACACTGTTGTAGCTCTCTATTTCAGCAACACTATTAACCGGCTTAAACTCTTCATCTATTTTTTTAAGTTCTTCAGCAGTTTGAGCTAATAGGAAATCTTGAGAATTCTCAAGAGCAGCCATACCAGATGTGATAGGATTTGAGCTATATATAGCATCAGTGACGAACTCACCAATCTCACGACCTAGTGTGTTTTTAGCCGTAGACACAATTGTAGATGCGAATCTAGAGGGAATACCCTGGATTTGCAGACCTACATTAATAGCATTGTTTACAAAGTTCTCACCAGCTGATAGAGACGGTGATTCCGAAACAGCTGAAGGTTCTGGATCTTCTTTTTTTTTTACGTATGTACTGTAAATGTTGTCTAGCTGTTCAACGGTTGCTCCATTGGCTCTTGCCTCGTCAAGTAGTTGTTGAAGTTCTTTGTCCATTATTTTAGACCTTTAGATTGTAACCAGTTTTGATATTGTTCATCAGTCATAACTGGTCCTTTTGGTTCTTGCGAAGATACAGAATTTTTAGACCCCATATCGTATATGCTTGATATGATGGAAGATAGAGTTTTCTCGTAGTTAGTGTCAGCAGCATATCTATTACCGTCATTATTTACGAACTCTTCAAGAAGTTTATTCCAATCTCCATCGCTTGGGCGATACTTTCTAGCCATTAAATCTGCGTAAGATTCTAGACCATTTACCCAGTCACCCATATCACGACTAAATTTCTTTTGCTCTGTAGAGTCTTTAGCCATAGTATCACCAGCGGTGACATTACCTACATTATAAATGTTTTTAGTTCTAGCTCCTCTACCCTTAGTCCCGAAGTTAGACTCTAGTCTGCCCTGAGCCAATATAAATTCAACAGGAACTCCATATTTAGTAGATACATCCATTACATCTTGTGCTGTAATAGGTGATTTACCATCTGAGTATTTATCAATAAAACCCTGTATGGTTGACTGATCCATAGAGAAGTTTTTATTCATAGACACTGGCGCTTGATTTAAAGCACCGTCCATATCTATTCTCCTCTCCTGTTCTAATATGTTTTCGGGAGTTATCTCGATAGGCTGTGTTTCTATTTGAGGTTCTGTGGTTTCTTCACCTGTGTCTGCACTTGACTCATCGCTATCACTCATAAACGCAGCGTATGGATCTTGGGATATGTACTCTGAGTAAACGCCATTAACTCTTTCGCCTACTGCTTGTTTGTAAACATTTATAGCATTTTGCAATTCCTCTGGTTCTTGTATTTTCAACATAGCCTCAGACACCTGTTTTCTTGATATAGGTTCTGTACCCTGTATATGACCATTTGAAATTTCGTAGTAAACAGCAACGTCTTCTAAAAAATCTTTATCTGATTTTATTTTAAAATCAATTTGTTTATTGTATTTATCAATAGCATCGTTTACATTGGTAGACCTAGTCAATACACCAATGTTTTGGGAATCGGTAATGAATGATGTGGGAACTACGTACTTGCCTGTCTTTGCCTCTCTAGGGATTAAAAATGAGTTGTCTTGATTTACCTTATCAGAGAACATAGTGTGCTGGTCAAAACGAACATACCCTTCACCGCTTTGTAATAAAATGGTTCCATTTTGTATTTTATACGGAACTTTTTTATTCATTGCAGCATCAAAGTTAGCGTCTACCCAATCTGAGTTTACTGCGTACCCTTCACCCTCTTTGCTGTAGAAACCTTTGTATTCCCCCACCATTTCTTGAGAAGCATTGACTCCAACGCTCACTATTTGATTTAGTTGTCTGCCCCAGTTTTCGTAATCTGCTTTTGCTTTAGAACTACCGGTTTGTTCGTATTCAATAGCGGCTTTTCTAAACTCATTAAAAGCAGCGTCAGCAGGCTCTCCGTATCCTGCCTTTAGTTTAAAGGCGTTTTTAGAATACAATCTTTCTGCTCCAGTTGAATCTACTTCTCTGGATCTCATTTGCTGTTGACGTTGATCTTTAACCTCTTGTCTCTCTCTAAGTTGTCTTTCAACCTTGCCTAGCTCTGGTACTTTAAATACTACGTTTCCTAATGGTTCAGCCATTATTTCTTCTTTTTAGCGTTCTTTTCAAATCTCTTAAACAATTTTTTAGCATAACTGCTTTCCTTAGCAATAGATGCTGCCTGTTTAGGATTTAATATATATTCCCCACCTGTAGCTTCTCCGACTTTCACACCGCCTTGAACTAAATTAATAGGGTTTGTATTGTGATTAAAAGAACCCTCGGTCATCATACCTCCTTGCTCAAACATCATTTTAGCTGCTGTGCCTAAAATATTTGACGGAGAGAACATATTTTGCACTCCCTTTCCAAGGTCTATGAGGTTTTCTTTTCTTTGATCGTACTCTTGTACTCTTGTTGATTCACTAGGTGGCGGAACTGCCGGATATTGTACGCTCATTACATTTGGATTGGTAGACCTACCAAGTAACTCATCATACCTGCCTGGATCAGCAGACATACCCATTGCTTGTCTTTTAGCTGCTGGGAAATTCTGCATACCAAATCCTTTTTGAGGCTGGATATCAAGAGCTGGAAGCGGTTTTTCTCTGAATATCTTAGAGTAATTATCTGCAAAGTCCATTTCCGGGGAAGAAGGTAATGGTGTAAAAGGGCTTATACTTCCCTTTTGAGTAATAGCAGGTGCTTCTACGGTAGCGCCCTGTAGCAATCCACCATCTATTGGTTCATCCTTTCCATCATCGTCTTCTGGATCTTTCTTTTTTCTGTCAGACAAGGCTTCAGTAAGACCACTGCCGATAGAACTGACTCCTGCACCAATATTACCTAAAGCAGCGTTGTAAGCCTGAGTAGCTCTGTTCATATCCGCTTGACTTCTAGCTTCTTTTCTACCTAGAGATCTTTCTTCAGCTAAAGCTAATTGCTGACCAGTCTGTAGTCTAATGTTTCTTTCTTGAGCTAGCATTTGATTTCTCTGTGCCTGTGCCTGACCAGTAACTGCACCAAGACCTCCTACCAAAGCTCTGCCTCCTGCGCCTTGTAATGCTTGTACTGAAGTTGCGATATTTCTATCAATACTCTCAGATTCCATTCTGGCAATTTCAGCATCATAAGAATTTCTGTAGTTCTCATAAAACTGAGCCGGTGTCTCCAATGAAGGTGCTGCTGCTCTAGCTGCTTCAAATTCAGCTCTAGCCCTGGGTAGTTGTGACATACCATAGATGGCTTGAACACCTCCTAGTGCAGCCTCTACGTAGCCCCCAACCGCATATTTTTTTGTATTATCCTTTTTTGCCTTCATATTGCAAATTTACTGTTTTTAGTTCACTCTATCGTTGTGCAGCATTGACCTGTCGTAGCTCACAGATAAAGCGTGAACTTCAAATGGCGATGTATCGCTGCTCTCCATTTTAATTTTAAGGAATACATCTCTCATTGGGTCACCGTCAACAGAAGCTGAATGCTCTACTAATACGTGATCCCCAGCATTTACAGTTGGTGCAGACGTGCATTCAATAGTCTTTCTGTCCACAAGAGATGATACATCTACACCCAGTGACGTTATAGTACTTCCAGAAGCTGTTTTAAGTGTGTCTCCTACAACGAAAGGAAGTCTGTTTACAGGTGTGGTAAACTTTATGTTATTACCTGTTACAGATTCTACTATACCGATAAATATCTTATGAGATGTTGATACAAGTGTATCTCTAGGAATCATAGCATATCTATTACCTTCTCTTACATCGTACTCAGAGATATTAGTTCTTTGATCAGATGTATTTACAACAGATGTCCAAGTACCATTACCCTCTATACCTATAGATTCAAAAACCTTAATCATAGAAGGATTGTAATTAGAAACCGATTCAAACATTGAAGTATATTGTGTGCCGTAGAAGTTGTTTCTAGTATCGTTTGCGTTATGCTCCCATACAATACTGCCTCCATTTTCAAAGAAGCTATACATAGTATTGTTTATATGGACATAGTTAGAAGGTACGAAACTATACTTACTTCCCCAAACTCCCTCTTTATGTTTATACGCTATAGTAGTGCTTCCTGAGCTAGAAGATGAACTTCCTATTGTAACTGCCGTCCCTGTACAAGTTGTAGAAGGAATTGTAAGAACCCCGGTAGACAAGTTTAACTGTGCGATTATCGTAAACGAGTAAGAAGAGTCAGTCAGAACGATATCTATAGTTGACGAGCTTCCTACAAAAGAAACATCTACCAGTACACCATTAGTCTGTAAAACGTTGTCTAAAAAGACAATACCATTACCTACATCGTCCCAATCACCACAGAATTCATCCCAGTTAGATCCGAACAAGTTCCATAATATTGTTTGAGATGTGTATGTCGGATTCAGCACAATGTTACCAGCTGAATCAGTAGGTAAGTCAAAATCGGTGTCGCCTACAGAAACTGTGGATGCATTAGTCCCCTCTATAGATACAATGTACTCATCGTTGTCTGGATCAAAACCACCAATGACCATAGGATTAGTAGAATTCTCCAGTAAAGACTTAAATCTGTTCTCAAAGAAACTAGACATACCCTTCTCGCTAATAGGAGTTATTCCGTCAGCTGATATTCTAATCACCTTACCAGCCTTCGCATCAGTGTAATAAAGCACACCGAATCTCTCTACTACGGATTCTGGATTACCAGAACTACCATAATCTCCAGCATAATAGGAAGCGGTTCCTAACACGTTTGTAGATACTGAAACACCTTTCTGACCAGAAGAGTATTCTATTAAGTTTCTGCCTATAGGTAACTGTGAAGCTTTACTATCTTGTAAAACAGTTAATGCGTCCCCTCTAGGTACTAACGCATCAATCTGACCATAGGAAACATCCAAATCTGACCAGTTTGCTAGACTTAAGTTAAATGAGCTTAGACCAAGGTTGTCTGAGTCTGCTACAAATGCATCTGAATACGTCACAGAAGACAGCCTGCGCATTGTTTTAGCATCTGGTATGTACGAGTATGGCTTGCCTGTAGATCTGTTCTTAGAATTAAAGAAATCACAAATAGAGTAATCTTCGGTAAAGTCAACCACAGAAGGGGTTGATCCTGCTCCCTTGTAAGATATGTTATCTATTTGCTTATTAGAAACATAAAGTATCCTAGGTCTAAGATATACGTCTCCCTCCACTAGTGACACAACGGTGTCAGGATTATCTACTGTGTAAGTTACGTTTAAGAAATCAGTTGCGTTTAAGGTTGATGTGGTCGTTCCGTAAGCTCTGTATTTACCAGCCACAACATCCGACTCATATACATTCCCTACGGTTATTGACTTTCCGGACTGGGATATGACATCACCCTTGAATAGCTGCTTGCTTGAGTGAAAAACTAATGGATTTATAGAATCTCCTGTTTCAAGAGTAAGCTGAACAGTGTTACCGTCTCTTTCCCCTACGTGGGAACCAGAGGTTACATCGTAAACCTTGCCCATATCATAATAAATAGCCTCTGTAGTCTGCTTTAAAGGTCTAAATACCTCAACTATACATTTCTGAAACCATTTACTATTATTATTCAATACAGAAGAATAGCTAAACGGGAACACTCCGTTATCCTCTACTATAATAAAGTCACCAGAAGTGATGCTTATAGCATCCTCGTTCACCTTGTCTAGTATTGGGTTTGAGGTAACATCTTTAGTTAACCTTTCAAATCCTATTACTTTAAATTCGTCTGTATATCTCTGATTACCTTCGTACGATATAACTCTAAGCCTATCGCCTTTTTCGTATTTGTACTCTAGGTCAGCGCCAAATGTCTTATTGTATCCGTTTTCCCCAAAAATAGAGTTTACAGATATGTAAATCTTGTTTTTATTATCTAAGCTGGTTGAACGCTCTACGTTATTTATAGGTACAAAAGCTCCGTTTACTCCGTACATAAACTTAAGCTCTTCACTTCCTATACCTGTGTATACCGGTAGCCATTTTTTAGCCCAGCTTGGAGCGCTATGCTTAAGTCGCATAACTACAGAAGAATGACCGTATAGATCATTCTCTCCACCTCTTTTATTTAGTTTTTCTATAAAAGCACTACCAAGTTCTTGAACTCCGGACGCTCGACCTCTATCATCTAAGTACGCAATACCCATCCTGTGAGAAGCTCCAGACTTAAATGATCTGTAACCGTCAAGGCTTTTAAAAACACCAACTGCTCCAGATACAATCTCTACATCGTTGAAATACGGTGTGGCTTGTCTTGTGCCTGAAAATACATCTAGTTTAAATCTGTTTGTAGATATAATGTTTGTAGGCTTTACCGCATCTTTAAAGAATTCAAAAGGCTCTAGTTCGACATACTGCATATCTAGCCTAAGATAGTCTTGAGTATTAGTGGTAAAAAACTTCATTTTAGCTGTACCCTGGAAAGCCCCCTTTTCGCTAACTGCGTTGAGTAGCTGATGCTGTAAAATGCTTAACCTTCGAACACCAGTAGTTGGATTTAAAAACAAATCAAATGTCTTGCTCGTAAGCCTGTTTTCTACTAGCGTTCTAATTCCAGCAACGTTGGTAGCGGTAGCTACATTTATAGTCTCCCTGACATACAAACCTTCAGTACGCATAGTCATAGCAGGAGTCCAACCTAATGGGAAAGTCCAAAAACTATATTGATTTAAATAAGCATAAAGTACTTGGCTAAAGAAACTTTGTCCTCTTATTCTTTCAACATTTATTGTATCTGTCTCTACAGTTCTTGTGTCGTCACGTCTTTCATACTCTATTTCTAACGTGCCATCATCTAGGTCTATATTTTCGTCACCGTAGTTAGCTCCTCCAATATGAACATCGTCCATATCTACTACAAAATTTAATAAAATCTTAGATCCAGCATCTATAGTTGAAGGAAGGCTAGAGTAATCAAATATTAAAAAAGGTCTAGCTAATTCAGCTGTTGAAAGAGGCTCTCTTACAGTTACATCAATAGAATATATATCTTCTTTTTTGTGATAATTCGCTACAAGTTCAGCGTCCGTATCTACGTTTTCGTAACCTTCAGTATAGTTACCGTACATCAATCTTCCCCCTACAAAAGCCTGCGCTCTAGCCAGTTGAGGTACATTGTCATAAGTCTTGTTTAGCTCTGTATCAGATAACGCTTTACCAATCGTATCGTTTCTAAAATTAATTGTTCTAGAATTAGTATTAGCGTCATTATTCTCAATCTTTGCTACCTCATAAAAAGCTCCTTCATCTCCCTCTCTAGCGTATAGTAGGATGTGCTTTACATCAGCGACTGTATTCTTTACGAATACATTTATTTGGTTAAAAAAGTTTTTAGACCCATCATCAATAAACCCGTACTTAAGCTGATTTGATGCAAATGCAAGAGTACTATATGGGGATAGAGCTGAATGTTCACCATCACGATAAACATACTTGTAGGCAAACTGAAAACTTTTTTCATTTATCAAGTTGTACTTGTAAGATGGATTATTCACCAAATTATAAGAAGGTGGTGAAAGAGGCGGTTGTTTTGCTGCTGTTAACGAGAGTAATTTTTCTTCGTTTGTACCTACATAAAAAGAAGCAGGGTAATCAAAAGTCTCCAACCTGTTTATGTTAACCTTCATCGGTGGATTGACATTGTCTGTAAAATAGAGCAAAGTCTCCTCGTCCTGGTTAACTACTACATCGCACTTTACGTACGATTCTTTTTGAAAATTTAAAACAGAACCAAAGTGTAGTCTTCTAAACTTATTTGTAGTGAGATCTATCTTGTAGATTCCGTGGTTATTATTTGAATTCCATAATAAGAAAAGAACTTCTTTGTTTTTCTCATTTGCTACAGAACCTATAACTCTATTCTCTCCACTTGGTATAATATCAGCGCTTCCCTTGCCAGTGATTGCTGTAGTTCCTTTGACATTTTTAACTACACCGTAAGTACCCTCGTCATCGTTACTTATTCTAACGTTGAGGTTATCTGTCATTTCAACAGACTTTATAAGCTTCTGGTCAGTATCTGAAGTTAAATACTGAGGTATGAGTTTGTCAATAGCCATATATTAACCTTTAGGGCTTTGCTTAAAGTTCTTTCTGATTGTCTTAAGTGCCTCCTCTTTAGTAAAGGATTTAAGTCTAGCATTAGCCAATCGTTTTTCATTGTAATACTCCTGTCTAGCTCTCATCTTCTCTGCCATAGGCACGTTAGATTTACGCTCAACAAGCCTATAGTATATGTATGATCTTAATGCGTTTTCCGCATATACGTGTACGCTTGGATTGTTGCTTCTCGCCTCATCAGCAATGTATTCAATAACCACTTCGGAATATCCAGCTGTGCTAAAAAGCTCAATTCTGTTTTGCTCGTAATTGATACGGAATTCACCAGAATACTTACCGCCTCCAATCCCATAAGCACGACCTATGTTCCCCTCGTATAAGAAGTTTCTAAATGTGTAGCTTTCGTAATCAGAAAGAGAGGCTCTTGCAGCGGCTCCTCCTTTAGCGTCTACACGATCAAATACTCCATCGTTATCAGAATCTATAGGATTGTTGTTAGCGTCTAATACGTACTTCATAGACATATTCTGATTCTTGTTTTCTCCAAAAACATATATCAAACCGTCTCCACCAACAATACCTATTTTAGTGTAATCAACAAAGTCATCAGGAAGCTCAACGGTGTCGTTTGCAGTATCTACAGTAAGCTTTAGGGATTTGATTCTTTTCATCATATCAAAACCCATCTCACGAATACCTCTTAGAGCATAATTTCTAGCAACAACGCCATTTACATTGTTAACATAGTCGTCACCATCAGCGGTGAGCATAAAGTCGTTTACTATTTGTTCTACTGAAACTGTATCTCTAGCCATTTCTTACTGCTTTTGTTGTTGTGCCTCTCCGGTAGTATAAGCAAATACGTCTTGGTCACGAAGATTGATGCCAACCATCTTGCCAATCTCCAATACTAGAGTCGGTATGTAGTGGTCTGGAAGTTCAAAATCTACAGAAGTAGTAGGGTCAAACACCTCGTTTGATCCACCAAGGTTTGTAGCGTTATATCTAGGTGACGAAGGTGTTCTAGCGCCCGTGCTTACATTTCTCCCTTCAGGATACTTATAGTATTTTACTTTAATTCTTTTTACAGATGTAGGAAAGACCTCAATGTCATTTGTTACTATTCCTACAGGATGTGTCTGACTTGGAGCCGATAAATCAGATTGTAAAATATATTCAATCTTAGATTCATCATAAAGGACATCAATAACTGTTGATGTTGAAGTACCAAAAACGTAAGAACCAGATGTTCTCATTGCTATAATTCTTGATAGATCATCAGGCTTTGCAAATACTCCGTTTGCTTGAGCGATAGTACTTTCTTTTGAGAAGTATGATAAATCCTCTTCTATACGCTTGATGTAGGATTGATGCGATTTTGCATCAACATTCCTAGCACGAAAAGTTTGCGCCTTAGTCAACTCATTGAATAGGTCGTTAAATATCTTGTTCTGTGCGATTGTAGTAAAGGTGTTAAACACTTTTGGAGTGATAAAACCACGCTCATCTTTATTCGCCAGATTTTTTAGTGCTGAATAAACTTCGTTTACAGATGCCATAATAATTCTGTTCTATGCACAAAGATACAAAAAAGAAGGGGCTGCATTTCTGCAACCCCCTCTTACATAGTAACTTATAAGTTACTCTAGATTTTTGATAACTGATTCTCTATTTCTTCAAGTACCAATGCTCCTTTTTCTGAGAGGCAGTATCTTGTTGCAATGTCAACAGTATCTTGTCCGGCTGGTGTAGCCACAATCAATCTATTGCTATCGTACCATTTTAATCCATCGTTATCAACTCGTAATATTTGGAAGTCTACAGCGCTTATAATCGTGCTTTTGACTTTAACTACAGGGTTGTCAAACATCTCAATAAATCTTTTTGGATTAGACTTAGCTTGCATTAAAAGCTCACGTTTAATCTCCATATTTCTTTGATTTGTATCGATGCCTAAGTACATAGCTACAGGAAGTAACTCATCAATAGACTTGTCACGAACCATACCTACAGCATCAAGCATAATAAACTCCTTATCAAGCTCTACAGTAGCTTTCTTTTCTGTATCTACTAGGTTAAATACCTTGCCTCCATTAGCAACATTGTCTGGATGAAGATCTAAATACTTCTGTAGATTCGGTTTAGTGTAGGGTACTAAAATGTTTTTTTGAATAAAAGCAACTTGCTCACGAATAATGTTTTCTCCCTGCTCGTCTGCCCATACAGACATTTCATTTGGAGAATAACGTAGTTGACGCACTTTCTGTGTTTCCTGGTCAAATACAGTGATGTTGTTTTGCTTTAGTTTATACCAGATACCACCGCCTTTAGTAATAGTATATACTTTATCCTTTTTAGAGTCATCTACTAATTGTCTTTTTACTTTAGTAGAAGAGGAAGCTATAGTTGATACTGGTGCTGCTTTAGGTGCAGACTTTGGTGTGTTAGAACTGGTCGTGCCAGTTGTTTTTTTAGCAGTTGTTGCCATTTTATTATGTATTAAATAGAATTAAAAAAAAAAGGAAGGGGGCGAACCCCCTCCCAATATAAGCTATGCTTACGCCTTAATTAACATATGACGGTTAGCAGCACGAGTGATTAAGTTACACTCAGAACGGTAGTGGAATTCCACGTTATCCTTAGTTGCGTTAGACGCACCAAGAACAGAACCGATCATCCAGTGTTCCATTTCACGAGAGTAGCCGTTAGCAGCTTTGTAGTTCATTTCCAAAGCTGGAGCTTTCTCACCAGTCTTAGCATCAGCGACCTGAGTCATTGGTACAGCAACACCGTAGAAGTCTGAATCAGCCAACAATGTTGGGTCATTCAACAATTTCCAGTCGTGCTTGTGGAATGTGTAACCACCACGAGCGAATGAGCGGAATCCTAAAGTCAAAGCAGTATCTGAACTGTTGTTGAAGCTACCAAATGCAGCAGCACCGACAGTAGTCGCAGAAGTACCAGAAGCTAATTGACCAGCAGCCAACATATCATCGATAGCTAAGTCTTGCGCACGGTTTACGTAAAGAGCGTACTCAGAAGCAGCACCTTCTTTATCAAATACCTTAACGATGTCATCAACCTCACCGATTGTGTTGATAAGACCAGACTGTACGATACCACGGTCTTCGATAGCAGCGAAGTAACCTTCAGAACCATCAATATCAGTAATACCAGAAGCAGTTACTTTCTCACCCAATAACATCATCATTTCACGCTTGTCCATAAAGCGCTGACGAGTATCACCTTCTGATTTCAAGTACCAGCGGTAGTCACCGTTACCCAAGTTGATCCAACCGATGTTGGTAGCTTGAGAACCAGTTACGCTGTATACCTCTTTCATAATCATAAAAGGATTCGTGCGCTTAGTGATACCGCTTTCGATGAACTCACCTGGTTGATCAGAACCTTGAGAGTACAAGTTACCAATAACCGGTACAGAAGCAGAAGCGTTCAATGAAGCAGCAGAGAAACCGTCAGAGCTTAATGCAGTAAGAGTGATAGCAGCACTAGAGATGCCTGTTACCAAAGCACGCTCAGAACCATTAACCAATACTACGTCTTGTAAGCGAACGATTACAGCAGCAGCAGAAGCAGCAGTTAAAACTACAGTTGCGTCAGCAGCAGTGATAGCAGCCATAGAACCAGCTTGCTTCTTGTGTAGACGCTCTTCTTCCCAGTACTGTACTTCATCGTTAGTAGCAACTGCTTTAGTAGCACCTACTAATTGAAGAAATCCAGTGATACCTTGATTTCCGTAAGTCTTAATAAGAGCATCACGGTTGTCTGGTTTGTTAACCAAGTCATACAACGAAATATATTTCGCTGCGTCTAATTTTTGCAACTCAAAGTTGTTGCCAGCAGGGTTAGAACCAGCCAACCCATACGTTACATTTCCTAATGTAGCCATTTTGTTTTATTTTTTAAATCTTGAACGTAAGTCCGTTATCGTTTAATCCGAGAGCTTGACGTACTTGATCTTCTATACTTGGAACATTACCATTACCATCCGTGTTCTGACTTGGTTGCGATGCTTGCACATTAGCAGCCTTGTTTACTAGTCCACGCTGTCCTTCTCCAATGCCTTGCTGATAAGCTGTCTTAACAATCGTTTCGATGTTATCTAAAACAGCTTGATGCATATTCCATTTTTCAAAGTCCCAGTTTCCGGTGGTGTCCACGTAAGAAGAGAAAAAGTCTTCAATATTCTCGTTTTTAGACTTGAGCTGAGATCTGTAGCTATCTTCAAGTCCGAATGTAAACGCCTTGTCTTTTGCCACCTCAAACTCGATACCCTCCAGGGCATCAACTTCGGCAGACATATTGCTTAACCATTCTTCATTTACGATACCTTCTACTTCTTCTTGAGGCTGATCCTGTCTTACAGGGGCAGCATACTGAGAGCGTAGAGACTCAATATCTTGTCTAGCTTTGTCTGCATCCATTTTAAGCTGAATCTGCGCTAAACGAACTTCACTATCATCGTACAAATCTGCGTCCAGTTTGTATTTGTTATCAATGAGTAGATTTAAATCGCTATCAGACAAATCACCATACTGACTCTTAAGTTGATTCTTGACCGCACTAACATCATCCATTTCGGATGGATTCATAGCTTGGTAAGCGAACCAGTCTTGAGGGTCACGACCTGTCTGTCTAACGAATTCGTTGATTGCAGCTACACGCTCATCAATTTCTACAGACGTATTTTGAGTTCCTCCGATTTCATCAAAACTACTTACTTCTCTACCCAGCCTTTCGCTTAAGTACTGAAGCATTGTAGATTCTAGTTCCTCATCGGAAATCTCTTCTTCTTGTAAAGAACTTTGAGGCGGTGTTTCTACAGGCGCCTCTTCCTGTTGTATTTCTTGTACAGCTTCCTCTACAGGAGCTTCTTGAGGTTGTTCTACTTCCTGCGTAGGCTGTTCCTCGTTTACGGTTTCTGCGGTTGGAGCTTCGTCTGAAATAGACATACCCATATCACCAACCAATGATTCTAAATCTCTGTTTAAATCGCTCATTGTTATATAAATTCAATTAATGTTACAAAATTAAATAAAAAAGGGATACAGTTTCCCGTACCCCTTTGTAACACAGTGTGTTAAACTACTTTCTGTAACGACTTACTTTTTTAGCGATACTTTTAGGTTGTCTAACAAACTGTTTTCCTTTTTTGTTACCCGCTGCTTTAGCTCTATTAGTAGCTCTTTTCTCTGCCGGACTTAACGCTTTCCAAGCTGCATCTGGTAAGTAACGCTTTTTGCCCTCTGACTTGCTTCCGTCTGAGGTTCTCCACTTTTGCTTACTCCATTTGCTTAGGCTGTTAGACGATTTCTTTGCCCCACTATAACCGCCTCCTGATTTTTTATAACGCTTAGTAGCAAGCTGTGCTTTACGAGCTGACCATTGCCCAGGTCTTCCTCCTTTTGACCCAGCCTTGACCGCTGCTACAATACGTTTCCACTTACCAGGATTTGATTTTTTTGCGCTACTCATAATTTTTATTTAGCTGCCACAGGCTTCACAATCTTCGGGGTTCTCCATTGAACAGGTTGGCTGTTCTGCTGTTTCTAATTCGTTGACGAAATCTGCGAAACTGTCGCTCATAATTTTTGATGTAAAGAGTTAGTAAAAAAACGAACTGCTAAATTACAATTTTTATCTATGCTGATTAAAGTATCCTATGATCTCACTCTCCAATTTTGAGTCCATTAAATAATTACCATCGTACTCTACACTAGTGAATGTATCCTCATCATCTTCTGTTATTTCAATCTTGTATTCTACATCATTGTAAACAACTTTAAAATACTCACTACGCTTTATCATCTTGATATCTTCATTAGAATGAAAGACAGCCTCAACGTCTTTGTGGTCAAGCCCCGGTAAGTTTTTTAATCTACATACATAACGAGCGTAGTTATTGCCTTGAGTGTCCACTATGAAGTTTTCTTTTAACGTGGTCATTATGTAAAATTGCTGTTTCTTATCTAACCCCCCGTAATCAAATCTACCTGTAAATTTAACTAGTGGGAAATCCATAATTACAGTTTTGACATCTTCGGATAACTCACCAAAGTCAACTTCTGATTTTACAGCTGAAGGCTTTGTGGGTTCTGAGTCGTATGGCAACAACATAATGTCGTAATACAACTTTAGACCTATTTTGTCTTTTATATTTTTAGTCTTTGTCCGTTGCATACTTTACACCCATAATTGTACCGACTATACTAAAGGCATTAGTAAGCAGTATACCGAACATATTAGACCAAGTACTTCCTATGATTTGCGTATCTGTACCAGAGCCTATTGCCCAAGCGTACATAACTGTAGTTAACACACCTACACCTACAATAACATATAAAGCAACCTTAACTATAGTGCTTATAAGCTCAAACTGTGTGCGCTTCTGCATTACCTCTAAATCCTCTAATGCTTCGTCACGCAGCATCTTACTTTCTTCTAGTGAATTCTGAAGCTCTATAACTAAAGCTTCCTTAATTACAGCTGCCTCTTCAAGCTCTTTGTTTTGCTTCTGTACTTGCTTTGTTATCTGTAGTCTTTTCTTTCTAGAGGATATATCTTTACGCTTACACTCTTCAATGTATTCTTTAACAACAGGATCAGAGGTGTCTGAAAAAAGCTTAACGAAGTTTCCTTCTATATAAACCTTCTTAGCCTTAGCTTTTAGTATAGCCTCTTTTACTGTGTCCTTAGAACTTATCATCTATATATTTTAAAGGAATTTGTTTTGTCTTTGTACCCCTTATAGTCTTCTTTAAATTCTTCTAAGCGTGGCTCAATGTCATCAGACTTAATAATCCAAAACTGTGCGCCTGCTTTCTTAGCTTTTTCTATTTCTTGTTTGTCATCAGAAGATGAGATAATACCAATGACACAGCCATTACCGTATTCAAAATTAATCTTGCGAATCATCTCAATACCATCAAAACTGCTGCCTATAATGTTGAGGTCTACGAATACACATTCGGGTTTCTCATCGTTAGGGTCATCGGGAAACCACTCTTTAAATTTTTTATCTGCTTCATCAGAAGAGTCTAGAGCCTCTAATGAAAGCGTTATATCAAGGATGCTACACGCATCTTCAAATACCAAGTGGAATAGGTCTTCATCGTCTATAAGTAGTATAGAGTTTATCATCATTTTATTTTTATAAGTAGTTTAGTTCCTTGTTGTTGTTTTTCAGCTCTAATTGTAAATCCGTGTTCTTTCAATATGGCAAGACAGATATTTAACCCAAGTCCAGTACCGCCTTCATCTTGATTTTGTTTTCTAGTGTAAGGCTTTGACAATTCTACAAACTCTTCTTGAGTAATTCCCCTCCCGTTATCTTCAACGCATAGGGTGTAATCATTCTGCATATATATAGATACAAATTTAGTGGAGCTATCGTTGTACTTTAAGCCATTGCGTATTAGGTTATCAATAGCTGTACAGAACAAGGGTTCATTAACTAATAATGATGGAAGCAGTCCTATTTGAACTTGTTTTATATATGATGTGCTTTTTAAATAATCGTTTAGTATTTCTGTGATGTTGCACTTTTCTTTGTCTAGCTGTGCATCTTCTTTTACAAGGTTAGTAAACTCTTTAACGCCAGCATAAACTTTCTGTGTATGGCGCAGCCCCTCTTCAAGCATTCTTAATGGGGCTTGTATTTTTAGTTTTTTAATATCTTCTTCTGTAATCCTGCGTTTTAAGGAGCTTAAACCTCTAGGCATATATGTGTTGATGCCGCTATGCATATCGTGTCTTAGGATCTTTGCAGCGTGTTCTAGGTAAGAGTTTTTTTGATTTACTAGAGCTTCAGTCTCGTGTTGTAGCGTTACATCTGTTGCAATTTTTAGCACCCTAGTGTATTCTCCTTTTCTATTCTTTACTGGAGTGTAATGACCGAACAACCAAATCTCACTACCGCTTTTTGACACACGCTCAAACTCACCACTTAACGTTTTACCGCTTTTAAGCTTTTGCCAAAAGTTATGATATTCTAAGCTTTCGCTATAATCGGTAGGGACTAGCTTGCTGTGGTGTATACCTTTAGGGTTGTGGTAACCCATAAGATTACAAAACTTTTTATTCGCTGACTTGATAATACCATCCATATCCATAGTAACCACTATGTTAGAGCTGTCAATAGCTTTCATCTGCGTATTGATATTATCTTCTTTTATTTTTGCGGAGCTTATATAGCTGTAGACTACGTATCCAAATGGTGGCATAAACGCTATTACACAAGCGTACCCGAATTCAGCTAGTAAGTAAGAGGGTTCACAGAATCTAAATACAATACACGTTTGCACCGCAAAGAATGCAAACATTATTACAGCAGATACAGCTAGACATATTTTTGATATGCGATTCATTCATTTTTCTTGCGAAGAAAATACCAGCGTTGTGCTGTATATCCAATAGATATTATAATTAATAACAGCTTTAGAGCCGTTTCAACTTGAGACATAGAAATGCTAAGAGTTGTAGCGTTTAATAGTAGTACTTTGATATCAGTTTCGTTCATTACCACTTAGCTTTATTTGCCCAATAAGCAGCAGACATTTTGCCTTTGGCGATATTCTTACGATGACGTGCTTTGAATGATGCACGTTTCTTCTTCATACGATCAGACTCACCTGCCTTTGGTTTACCAGCTGTGCTTGCACCTTGCTCTCCAAAGCGTATAGTCTTAATCTTGTCACCTACCTTAGCCACTACAATGTGTGACTTCTTAGGGTGATTGGGAGTACGCTTAGGTTTATTGAACCCGCTTACTCCTGCTCTTGCTAAACGTGAATCTTTCTTCGCTTTCATAGACACAAAGATAAATAAAAAAGGGGCTACATTTCTGTAACCCCTTAGTATTCAGTATAGTGTAAGCGAGTCCTACTCTTCTACTGTTTCAGCTTCTTCAACAACCTCTTCGTACTCACCTGTGGTAAGGTCTACAGAGATTGACCCGTATTTGTCTTCAAGTTCTTTCTGAGAAGTAGCCATAGCTTCTTCCATAGAGTTTACTTGGAGTTGAGCTTTGAAAGCTTGGTTAGTTGCATCACCAAGGATTGTCTTCGCTTGGTTTAGATTAGATACAGCAGTCTGGATAGACTTTAGTTCCTCTTCTGTGAGTTTAGCCTTGTCAGCCATAATGTTTAAATATTTAAGTTAATTAACGTATTGCAAAGATAATACAATTATCTATTCTTCTGACTCTTCGGCAGCTTCTGGTTCTGCAATTGTCAATGTTACAGATGATGGGGTTACAAGCTCGGCAATTTGACTGTCTAAGCTCGCTTCCATTTCAGTAACACGCTCTGCTGTTAATGCTGCTTTAGTCCAAGCAATCATATTTTCGTGAGTTACCGCATCAAAAGCTGTAAAGCCAGACAGGTCAGAAACCTCTAAAGTTTGCGTACCGATAGAGGTAGCACTGTGTGTTCCGTCTGTTCCTGTTACACGGTAGTGTACATTGTAGACAACTTGAGATTCGGTTACTCCGCTCTCATCTGTGTGTGTTGGATACGCATCTACTGTGCGACAATTCCAAGAATAAGTGTTAGCCATTTTAAATATTTTTTGTTATAACGTTACAAAGATAATTAATTTAATCACAAGCTGATACGCTCTCTATTACGCATTCGTTGCTATTCCCTTCAAGAAGATAAATGGCGTAAGGTACATTACCGCCTGGGACATCTTCATACTTGTACCAAACCCCAAAACCGTCCGCTGGAACTAAATTTGTAGATAGTCCTGAGTTTGTAAAAATATAATCTCCAGCAGCAGGAGTTGAAGAAGAGCCGTTCTTGTAAACAGTTGTCTCTACCTCTAAACCTCCACAAGCTTCGTTTGAATTAGAACTTGACCTTCCTGAAATTGTTCCTTCGTATCCAGACGCTGAACTATGGTCATAGCTGTACCACTCGCTCATAGAGGCAGGCTGTGCATTGTTAGGATAAGAAGCGGAGGCGGTATTTATGGTGGCGTATACCCCAGACTCAGCATCATCAAGAGATATGGTAGCGGTACTGGACCGCCCCAACTCTGTATTGATTTCACTCATCTTAATAGTTCCACTACTTTGTAAAGCCATTGATGATTTCTTTTAGTTCGTCAATTTGTTTTTGCTGTTCCTTTACAGCTTCAATAAGTACAGCTGTTAGTCTAGCGTAGTTTACTGTCTTGTAGTCTTCACCGGTTCTGCTTGTTGCCTTACCTTCTTCATCGCTACCGATATCAAACGGTGCTAGGTGTACTAGCTGTGGGAATACAGCTTCTACATCTTGAGCGATAACCCCTACGTCATTCGTCTTTGTTGATGGCTCAAAGCCAAGCTCCTGAGACTTCTCGTTCCAATCAAAGGTTACCCCCTTGAGTTGCTTGATCTTGTCTACAGCGTTCTCTATAGGCTTGATATTTTCCTTGAGGCGCTCATCAGAGGAGTAAGCAACAACATCGCCTGTTGCACTAAGCTGTCCTGTCACCTTAACTCCACCTGTAGAGTCAGCCTCTAATACTGTAGAGCCATTGTAGTGAATCTCAACCCCGCCAGCACCATCGTACAATGCAATACCGTTAGACTGCTGCGTGTTGTAGATAGCGTAATCACCAGTGCCGATGTTTTTAATCTGTATAGAATCAGAGTCACCTACAAATTCTGCTATTACAGCTGCGGTGCTACTATTAGGGTTTTTAACGTATAGTGCAGGATTGTTTGTATTTAAGTCATCATTATCTACAGTTAGCTTGTATCCAGGACTAGTAGTCCCGATACCTACGTTTCCAGCAGAGGTAATGACCATCTTGTCGGTGTTATTGGTTCTAAATAATAACGAGCCAGCGCTTTGATTAGACAAATATGCACTTCCTCCAGAAAACTGAAGAAAACCAACATTAGTTCCGTTTTGAACAAATCTTACATATGGGTTTGCGTCAGCCTCAACCTTTATTACCTCACTTGTGGTTCCACCTTCAATATGTAGAGGAGCGGTTGGGGTAGTCGTTCCAATACCTAAGTTACCACTACCGTCAAGAGTCATAACCTGACTTAGCGTTGCAGCAGAGTCTACAGCTGCTGTTTGGTAAGCACCTGTCCACCATTGATGTGTAGAGCCGTGCTGTACGTATGCTGACCTCTCTAAGTTCGTTAGAGCTGAAGAGCTTAGGAATGCACCTGCTGCTGTTGTAGATGGCTTGACACCGTATCCAATAACAGCACCACCAGCAGAATAACCACCACCGATAGTAATGATGTTCCCGTTGCTGTACTTTCCTACAAGAATTAGAGATCCTGAAGTACTGTTAGCTGTACCTGCGGAGATAGCTCCCTCAACCTCTAGCTTATATCCTGGACTAGTAGTACCGATACCTACGTTTCCGCCACCATCAAAGAACATTTCTGTTCTGTTATCAGTGAAGTTCTGTATTTGAAGACCTGTCCCGGCAGATTGCATAAAACCATAGTCATCGTATCCAGACCTAGACATTTTAATAGGAGTGCCGCCAGAGGTGATGTGCAGGTTAGCTGTAGGGCTAGCTGTGCCTATACTAATGTTTCCGCCAAAGTAACCACCGCCACTAGACATAGTGGTGAATTCATTTCTATTGCTATCGCTAATGTACAATACAGAGCTGCCTGTAGTTCCTGAAGGCTCTGTAGCTGTAGCTGACGCAGCGACATTCGTTGATGATTCAACAATAACGTTTGAACGATATACAAAAGATCCGCTTCCAGAAGCAATACCAGCAAGCTTAACCCATACATCCTGTACAGCTCCACTTGAGTTGATTACTTTTATCCCCAACACCTTACTTGTATTGTACTTGCTTCCTGGGAGTCGGTATATATGCGTCTGCATACCATAGCTAGAATGAGAGATCAAGTACTCGTCATACATATTGGTGTTGTCTCCACCGTGGTTTAGCCATAGGCGAATACGTCTAGGTCCGCCATTGTATGAAATTACTTTAACCCACTCATCACTAGAGCTTGTACCAGCATCTCTAGTCCAAGTTCCTGTACGTGCTAATGGAGCTATGTATTCAGTACCCGATATCTGGTTTATCTCACCTATATAGAATCCTGTAGCGTTTATATTTCCATTAACATCAAGATTGTAAGATGGACTATTAGTCCCGATACCAACGTTGCCAGAACCAGTGGTTAGTGCGTAGTTAGTTCCAGCACCCGAAGCATAAAAGTGTCCACCAACGTTAGTACCTCCTGTACGAGTTCCAGTTGATATACCAATAATGCCATAGTTTGTTCCAGTGCCAGAGGTAGCATATCCGTTACCTAAAATTGCAGTACCGCTATCATTATATCCATAACCTGCGATAGCGTTACTACCAGCTATACTACCGTCACTCCTTACATCAAGTCTTTTACCAGCTTGTGGAGCAGTAGTTCCGATACCAACGTTGCCTGCGCTAGTGATGCGCATTCTTTCAGAACCATCGGTTCTAAAGGTTACATTACCATACGCAGAAGAGCCATTAGCATTTAGTTTAAGGTCATACCCACCACCGCTGCGTAGCTCTAATTCGTAATCATTCTCTAGAATAGTTACATTTGCAGTTGATTGATTTACTTTAAAGTTTCTACCTGTAGCTGTGTATATGTTTAGCTTTTCAGCTGGACTCGTAGTCCCAATACCTACGTCACTTCCAAAGTATGTTCCTGTAGCACCTATATATGCGTAAGTTTCATCTAGTGGAGCTGTGCTGCTATCAATTGCTGTAGACCTGTTACCGTGTCTACCAAAGAATGTTCTCCCTCCACTGCCATCTCCTATTAAAACAGTACCATTAGTTCCAGCCTGATTACCACTTGACTTCACCAATAAGTAATCCCCAGTCCCCGATGTCCAAGCATTGTATAATACATAATGGTTTTCATTACCTGTCCAACCACTTTGATAAATACTTAGCAACTGATTGTTATCGGTGGTGAAATGACTTGATGAAAATACACCTCCAGCTACATCCAGCGTGTAAGCTGGACTAGTAGTTCCGATACCTACGTTGCCGTCAGACTTTCTAATAGTAAGTACGTCTGACGAAGTTCCGTAAGAGTATATTGCTAAAGCGTCTGTTGTTGAACGATATCTGATTTGCATATCGTTAACATCGCTAGTATTAAAGTCTAGTCCTGGATCTCCCCCAGATATAGCATTTAATCTAATCACACCCTGACCTCTTAATTCAAGCTGTCTGCTTGGACTCGTAGTACCAATTCCAACGTTTCCGCTAGAATCAATGACCATTCTTACAGCATCAGCTGTAGCAAAGCCCATACCCCCGTTAGAGTTAACCTCTTTGATACCTAGCTTCTGTGTATCGTCACTACGTCTCTTTTGGATTAACCAATCGTTATAGTTGTTATGCGTAACACGAATAGGGATTTGACTAGTGTGGTCTGTAGTGATATCTAACTTAGCCCCAGGACTAGTTGTCCCGATACCAACTCTAGGAGTCCCACTATTACCTTGAACAGTAAGACCAGTTTGAATGCCCCCAGAAGTAGATTTAACATTAAAATCTAAAGAACTACGGACTCCGCTTAGTGAGTTAGCGTACATATCAATGCTACCATAACTAATTGGTGAGCCTTGATAGTCTGCATTAAACTGTATTGTTCCAATAGCTGTCCCTGCTGATAAATTTGTACCGCCTCTAGATATTGTTAAAACACTTTCGGCATCTTCATAGTTAACGTGTAACTTAGAAGAAGGACTAGTCGTTCCAATACCAACGTTGCCATCGCTTTTAATATAGAAAGGCGTTGTGCTACCCTGTCTTATTCTATAAGCGTTACTTGCTGTTAAATCTAAAGATGTTAAAGCTGTTGTTTGTCCAAAAGTGAAGTTACCAGAATTATTACCGAATCTAGCTATATCAGATACGGCTGCTGAATTTACATCTAATTTCCTTATTGGACCAGTAGTCCCGATACCTACGTTGCCTGAGGTATCTATACGAACTTTCTCAGTACCGCTAGTATACAAGCCCATATATGCTGCCCCACCGTCAATACCCATTTGTCTAACAGTACCATAAGATCTAGCCCAAACGCCAAACTCTGCATTAATATGCTTGCCCTGAACCTTTAAGTCGTTTACTGCAAAGTCAATAATCTCACTGTTACTGTCTACAATGTAACCCGATAGTTTTATGTTGCCAGCTACTTCTAGCTTTGAGGCAGGACTAGTAGTCCCAATACCAACGTTGCCTGAACCATCAATACGCATAGCCTCTCCAGAATCATCTCTGAATATCAGCTCATCCATATTGGTAGCTCCTATAATGATGTTATCTGTTGAGGTGTCCAGCATAATGGCGGATACAGGAGTACCATCATTACGTCTCATATAGAGTGTTGGGTCAGAAGTATCGTTAATAATTACACTTCCAGCAACATCTAGCTTTTGAGATGGACTAGCAGTCCCAATACCAACGTTGCCTCCATATCTTTGCAACGATAAAGGTATTACATTCACACCTCTTTCTACAGCTTGTATGAACGCAATACTGTTAGCTGTATCTACCCCAATGTTTAACATATCCCCAGTTGCTCCAGAAGCTGCTTTAACAACTAGTTGACCAAAAGTATCTACAGAAGAAAATGTAATTGCACCATTTACTTCAAGCTTAGCATTAGGACTTGTAGTACCAATACCTACGTTACCTGTATTATTTACGTTAAGTCTCCAGGCTGAATTGCCCCTATCATATAAACCAAAATTATTTGCAGCATTGTCTAAATACCATTCGTATTTACTAACACCTGATTTTGCAAAAATCAATGAAACATCAGTTGAGTTATCTATTGACGCATTACCTCCAAAAATGTGTAACTTTTGTGCTGGACTCGTAGTCCCAATACCAACGTTGCCACCTGATTTAATATAAATACCTTTAGCTGTTGTAGCGGTTATAGAAGATAGGGCTTCCGTTACAATTGCAATGTTTTGTTCTGCGTTCCAAGCACCTATTTGTATTAAATCTACAGAACCTCCATATGCAAATAAACTAGCGCTATTTTGACCTGCATTTACCCAGCGTTGTATTTCTTGCCTAGTCCCATTACTTGATGTTGGTATTTCTAAGTGTAATTTTGAAGCTGGACCCGTAGTCCCAATACCAATGTTGCCACCTGAAGTGATAGCCATTTTAACACTAGAGTTCATCAAGAACCGAAGTGTATTCTTAGAGGTATTTATGTATGCGTAATTATCAGCGTTATTAGATACGCCTATATTTATGTACTTACCATCTTGAGATTGAGCTTGCCACCAAGCTTGATATGCGGTGTTTGTCTGAGATATCTTACCAACAAGATTAGAAGCCGATCCGCTAGATATTTCAAACTTTTCTGTTGGACTAGTCGTCCCGATACCTACGTTTCCCGTACCGGTAATCCTCATATACTCAGTAGCTGAATCATTACCAGTAAATAAGATTGCTGAACCGCTAGAAGAGTGTTGGCTATCAATTACTAAATAATTATTAGTAGAGTCCCACTTAATAGTAGCAGAGCTGTTATGCCAATCTCCAATAGTTATTGCAGGATTTGAAGACTCTCCTCCGTTTATTAATATACCATAGTATTGAGATGTACTTGCGTTAACAGAAAAATCTCCTACAACGTGAAGTTTTCTTAATGGATCGGATGCACCGATACCCATTTTACCATCCTTTACGTATACCTGGTCGTTATGATTGAACGTGATTGCCATATGTTATTTTATAAAGCTGTTACTGTTATTGCTGTTGGTGATCCTCCTAAGAAGACGGTTGTTACTATGTCTGCGTTGATAGTAGTAGAGTTGTTTGTGATGGTACAGATAATTTTTTTGTTGTTATTTGTAAGCCCACCCGCTTCAGTTGCAAAGCTTGCATCAAAGTCGTGATTTCCAAAAGCACCTGTATCTACTACTTTAAAGAACACAGGGTCTGTTCCAAATGCGTGTACCACTTCAAATGTCTTGGCTACAGAATAACTAGTTGTACTACATACAAAGGTAACTCTAAATGCTTGCGCCCCGTGTTCGTTAGATATGCTAAAGATGTCTTCTGAAGAGCTTGCATCTACTGTATCGTTAAAGGTGTAGATACCTGCATCATTACCTCCAATGAAGTTATCTGCTTTTACATTACCGTTAACCTCTAGTTTTTCAGAAGGAGATGTTGTCCCAATACCTACGTTACCAGTGCTAGTGATACTTAATCTTTCAGAAGATTCTCCAACGTCATATATAGAAAATCTATCGTTCCCAGAAATAGCTAATCTATAAGTACCTACAGAAGTTCTAGTTAAATCAATTAAATCAGCACCAGAATCCTCTACATCTAACTTAGCACTAGGACTCGTAGTCCCAATACCTACGTTACCTAGGTAGTCAATCCCAAAGCGAGTTGTACTAGGGTCAAGTCCAACTCCTGTGGATGTTTTTATAGCTAAACCTCCCCAATTACCAGAACCAAAAGCGTTTGTATCAATACTCCAGTTTCTATTGCTAGAGTAAGAATGGTCTGAATACAATCCAATGTTTGAATAAACAGCTCCGTGAACCTGAAGCTTTTTAACAGGACTAGTCGTGCCGATACCTACGTTTCCAGATGCGTCTATAGCTACTTTGTCTGTACCTGCGGTTTTAAATGTAAGATATGAACCAGTACCAAAAGCACCTATAGAGTGCTGAACAGCGCTATCCATACCAAACTCCATATATCTTGAAGTAAGACCAGTTGCACTTATTCTAATGTCTGGATAAGATGAACCACCGTTTACTTCTAATTTAGAACTAGGACTCGTAGTCCCAATACCAACATTACCTGATGAGGTGATGCGCATACGTTCAGCAGCATTAACTCCAAAGGTCATAAAGTCTCCGTTGTTATCGTATGCTAATGCACCTACGTTTCTATCGTCTGTATCACCAAAGAATATGGTAGAGCTACGGGTCGGATCAGTTATGATTTGAATTCTGGTATCTGATCCCAGTTGGTGGATGTGAAGTGCTTCTTCTGGACTAGTAGTTCCAATACCAACGTTACCATAATTTGAAAAGTATGCGTGTCCCGTGCTTCCATCTAACGTAAAATATGATTCATATCCACCAGCACCATCATCTGTTTGGAATACGATATCAGAATCATTAGCAAAGTTTCTTAGGTACATATGACCCGTATAGTTGTACATATACGTGTACGAACCTGTGTGTCCTATTTTAAAGTCACTGCTTGTCCCTAGTCTAAGCTCTACATTATCATCTAGTAATACATTTCCTGTATAGTGAGCTGTACCATTAACATCAAGCTTGTAAGCAGGACTCGTGGTCCCGATACCTACGTTACCTGCGTTATTAATACGCATACGTTCAGTAAGTGATTGACCCGTAGCATTAGCTGTAGTAAGCTGACTAAACATTAAGCTACCAGCCCCATCGGTAGTTATTACATTACCTTTAAATCCTCTAGTAGTAAATGTATTTACACTTGACTCACAGTCTGCACTTAACGCTATGTAAGGCATCCCATTATTGCCCTGTACACCTATAGTGCCGTAATATCCGCTAGTTCTATTTCCGTGTCCAAACTCTATGTTAGCACCATTTCTGCGTACACTAAAGTCAGCAGATGTTTGTGGCACTACAGTTCCAACTCTTAGTTCACCGTTAACGTCTAGTGTATGAGAAGGACTTGTAGTCCCGATACCAATATTACCACTACTCTCTGTAATAACAGAATCGGTTAATGTACTTGAAGTATCCCACTTAGTAAGCTTACCTGCTGTACCACTACCACCTGTAGGAGAGCCTTGTACAGCTGTTTCAATGACGTTACCGCTACTATCTACAGCTAGCGCATATGCAGCTGTGCCTGTTTCAGTACCCGACCCATATGTAGTAAACTGAACACTTGTCTCTGCCGCAAATAAACCATTTGTAACATAAGCCGAAGAATCTCCATCAACTTGGAAAACTATACGGCTAGAGCTTACAGTGTCTCCGTGGTCAGCAGTTAAGTAAACAAAGCTGTTAGCGGCTCTAAGTCTACCCACCAAATTATTAGTAGTATCTCTTACAGAAACGGTAGGTGTGTTTTCGGACTCAACCATAACATCGCCCCTAACGTCTAATGTAGTCGTTGGATTCGTAGTACCTAGACCAACATTACCACCGTCTTCAATGTAGAACACGCTAGTACCATCGTCCTGCACATCCATAATGTCCTGCGCACCTGTCTGATTGATAGTTACAGCTGGACCAGTACCATCGTTGGTTACGTTCCACTGCTCTGTAGTGTTTACATCTGTATCAATCTGTGTGTATGATCCGTTGACTGTAAGGTCACCTTCAATGCGTACATTGCCTACAACGTGTAGTTTCTCTGATGGGGAAGCAGTTCCTATACCAACGTTGCTACTAAAGTAAGCTGTCTTCAGGGTACTGATTAGGTTGTTAGCAATAGTAAACGCATTTGTTGTACCACCGTCTGCTCTAAATCTATGTTCCCCAGATTGAGATTTATGGTATATATTACCGCTTGAATCTCCATCTATTTGGTAATTACCAGAGGAGACTGATACGTGAAGTTTGTCAGCAGGAGATGTAGTACCAATCCCTACATTACCAGCTACATACAAATCACTTGAACCTGTCTCTCCAATTGATACTGGATTAGATTTTCCGTACTGCAAGTACAAAGTACCGTTGTTAGTTGAATTGTTTGCAGCACCCGATAAAAACCTGGTTTTGATACCGTCTACATCTGTACTAGTACTATACAGATTATCTGTAAACCTACCTGTACCAGCAACGTGCAAGGTTCTTGTAGGGTTTGTAGTTCCAATACCTACGTTACCACTACTGTCAATACGCATACGTTCGGTACTACTTCCTGTTGCAAATAACATATTACCAGCATTAGCACGTACAGCAAGATCACCAACAGCAGAGTTAGAAATCATTTCGCCTGTGTTTAAGACGTGCTGAATACCTGATCTAAATGTATCACCCTCGTAAAACCTTAATCTAAGACTATCCGTTGAGCTTTCAATGTCAATACCAGAACCAGCTACCTTTAATCTAGCGTTAGTTCCTGGGTCTGTCGTTCCAATCCCAACATTACCTGTATGAGCAATACGCATTTTTTCAGAACCGTCTACAGAAAACTCAATAGTAGAGCTTCCGCTGATACTTTCTGAATCAGACATTATTTTAAGATTGTCAGAACTACCATCAATCTTGTTCTGACCGATTGTAACAACTCCAGAGGTAGAGGTTATATTTCCTACTGTAATATTATTAGTCGTAGTATTTCCTCTATCAGTAACCGAGTCTAGTGTATCCTCAATAGTATCTGAGTCTACTGTAATGTTACCGCTAGCATCTGACTTTAGGTATCCCGTTCCGTATGCATTTAACTGAATGGTTTGGTCGTTCTTAACCGTCAATGCAGCAATGCTATTTGTAGCTAATGTGATTTCTCCATTACCAGAAGAAGCATTAATCTTATGACCTGCGTGGTCACTTACAGTATTATAAGAAGATAGTCTAAGCTGTCTTGTTGAACCTGATCCAAAGTAAGCGTACTCCCCAACAGCGGAATTGTTTACATCAAGTTTTGCGTTAGGAGAGGTTGTACCAATACCGACATCACCAGAGCTAGTGATACGCATATGCTCATCTAGGGAGTCAGTACCATCGTATGTTTTAAAGACTAGGTTGTAACCACTGTTGATGATTTCAACGTCACCAGAACCCCATCTCAACGGCTGTGCAGAGGCGATGTTTACACTACCGTTAATGTCTAGCTTGTAGCCAGGACTGGTTGTGCCAATACCAACATTCCCTGTATTGGTAATACGCATTCTCTCGGTATTGTTTGTACCTAAGAGTAAGCTTGTATCGTTAATGGCGTATATATATCTATTGTTGCCTGCAAGCTGTAAGCTCCCTGTTAGTCTTGCAAATCCAGCTACTTCAAATTTTACAGATGGAGAGGTTGTACCGATACCAACATTACCATCGGCAGCAACAATCATACTTGTACTGCTAGCAGCTCCATTAAAACCAATGAACTTAATAGTACCGTTAGAAGTGCCGTTCTGAGAAGTAAAGTTTAGACTGCCTTCTATCTCATCAATAAAGGCTAGTTGATTCGTACCGTCCGAATCTTTCATAGCAATACGAGCGTAGTTACCCGTAGCGCCTACAATCTGTAAATCAGCCGATCCGTGGATTGAGGAGGCAGTACCTATTAAAACCTTACCTCCCGTAAAATATGAGTCTTGGTATGAGCTGAGGTACAGCTTAACTGTTCCTCCAGACTTAGCGGACATCAACCCACCAGTACCGTTAGACTCTAGTTCACTATAGTTGTCTGTATCGTATTGACTGCGAACTACATTACCCCCGTTAGTGCGGATGTAGCTGTCGCCTATTATTTCGTTGGAAACTCTTAGGTTTCCGTTTACATCTAATTTATAAGCAGGTGAAGTAGTGCCGATACCGACATCGCCCCCGTTAAAGTAAGTATCACCGGCTCCATCAATTATAACAGCATCTGACTGACCCGCACCACGAACTCTTAGTTTATCATCAGTAGTAATTAAGCTAGGAGAGTGTATTGTGCCATTTACGTGTAGTCTTGCCCAAGACAATGGTGTTGCTGTTCCAATACCAACATTGCCACTATCATTCAAGAATATTCTCGTAGATGCATCAGCTGTATTGATATCTAAGAATCCTATCTCATCAACCCCGTCAACATCACCTATCGTTACAGTGTTGTTACTCTTGTCAATAAGGGCTGCTCCGTCTACAGCAATAATGCCGTGTACATCAAGCTTGTCGCTTGGAGTGCCTGTTCCGATACCGACATTACCGTCTTCATCCTGACGCATATACGGAGCGATAGGGAATCCACTAGGTTGTGGGTCTGTAACCGTTACCGTAGAGTCTGAAGCACGTACACGTGTCAATATATTAGTATCCGCACCGTCATCGCTGAGGTTACCAACGAAGAAGAAATGGTTTACCGATCCTCCACCGCTAGCTCTAGCTTTGAGTGCAAGGTACTTAGTGCCGTCAATGTCAATCTCCTCAATCTGTGTGAAGAACAAGCTGTCGCCAACAATCTTAAATTCGCTAAGGTCAAAGTTGTTTACATTACCTGAGTCTTTAGACACCTGAGCAACGATATCTATATATCCGTTGTTGTTGAAAGACCCTGCGCTTCCTCGTGAGAAGTATATCCTACCTGTAACACCTGTGGCATCTTGGTAATAGTCTGATTGGCTTTCGCCCTCACCTAGCTCTTCTACAGCCGGTATAGCTACCACCTGCTTGCAAATAACAAGGTATTCATCATTGACGCCACCAGCTCCCATACTAAATGACGGTAAGCTTTTAGTGATGTAGTTTCCGTTTAAGAAATCAGAGTCTCCAGAGAACTTAGTATCCCCTGTTACGTCTAGCTCTACAGAAGGGCTGGTATTATTAATACCTACGTTAGTGCCGTCATCAGTAATTACCGTGTCTACTAACTGTCCATTAGTATCATCCCACTTAACTACTGTGTCGTCTGTGAGGCTGTCTGCATTCTTGAGTTTAATCTCGTCTGCATTTACAGTAATACCTGTACCCTGACCAATATCTAAAGTTACAGCTCCATCAGTGCCACCGCCTGTAAGACCAGCACCAGCAGTAACAGACTCAATGTCGCCACCCATACTCTCCCAGGTAGGAGCGGCAGCATCCACACAAACATAAATCTCATTGTCTGTGGTGTTGAAATACAATTGACCCAATACGGGATCAGAAGGAGCTGCGGCTAGATTCTCAATAGCAGCATTCTGTAACTCGTTCTTTTTAAGATTTATATCGGTATAGAACTTTTTAGCCATCTGTAATATTAGTTAAAGTGGGCAGACCCTGTGATTGCCTCACTAAATGTTATTGTTACTGAGTTGTCAGACAAATGCTCAATATCAGCCTCTATCTCAAATCCATCGTCATCTATAATGGTGACAGCTGGCTTCTTAGTTAAACTATGAGTTACATTCCATACCGAAGCAGCAGTGGTCTGGTTATGTACATAACTAAGATCACCACCTCCTTTTAATCCGGAAATGTCAATAGTATTTTTAACAGGTTGATTTACAACAGTTGATTTGTTATACCCTGTCTGCTTTACCGATATGCTAGTAGTAGCACCGCTCTGTATTTCTATAGTATTACTCACTGACGTCTTCGTTTACTTTAAACACTCCATACATCCAAGTCACAATAGTTGAACCTTGAACGGACTGTAAATCGTAAACGTAGATGCCACCATCTATAGTTGCCATAATAGACGCTGGAGAAGAAATCGTAAGCACGCCATTGGCATCACTTACAAAACCAAAGTCGTTATCAGCTTCATCATTAGAGTCACCACTAAGAGCGAATGTTGTTGAGGTGTCAGACTCACGAACTTGCATCACCCAGTCATAACCGGTAGATAAATCAATAACCACTCCGTCTTCATCTTTAAATGTAAGCTCTAAGGTAAATGTATCGCCCTTTCTACAGGTTATATCTACTCTTGATGCTATGTCTAAGTTTACGCTGGTTGCCATATTACAAAGGTACTAATTTACTGGTTATCAAGAAGTTGACTTAAACCCGTATCACTATCATCAGTAAGCTCACCACGCTTGCCTTGGCGTTGAGAGATCATCTTAGATTGCTGGGCTGCTTGCTTCTCTGTTCTCTTGTCTTTTCTGTCCTCTTTTTTCATTTCAAGAGACTCTTTGAAGTTCATATCCTGCGAGCGCTGATCCTGACCGGTCATCCCCTTTATAGATTCTAATTGAGACTTAAGTTGATATTCTAATTGTAGCAACTGAGCCTTAGCTTGAGCGTCAGCTTGAATCTCAGCGATTTTACTTTGAGACTGCATTTGAATCTCTTGCATCTTGCCTTGCGAACTTGCCTGAGCTGTTGCTTGATTCATCTGAGCCTGCATCTGAGAGTTTTGCTGGGCAATCTCTTGTTGCTGACGCATACGTTTTTTGCGTCTAATAATTAGCAGTCTTTCGGCTTGATCAACATCTTTTAGTTGTCTTACAGCCATTGCATCTTCAAGATCTATTTCTTTTTGAGATAATGCAATTTGAATGTTTTGCTCTAGATATGACTTTTCTGTGTCATCCATTTCTGTCTGAACCTTGACTCCGAAGTTATACATCGGTAAGTCTCCAAACGAAGAAAGAACATCCATATTATTCTTGCCTATAGCCTTAGCATACACTTGATACAGTACGGATTCGGTAGGTAATATCTGTAGACATTTTACTATGTCTTCACATACTTTTGAGTATAGGTATATAGAAGCGTTTGTAATATCGTAGATTGCATTATTACCAGCAGCCATAGCTTGCTGACGAACGCCTACCAACTGCTCTCCTTTTGGAGAAGTCCCATCCATTACTTCATTAATACCTGTCGTGTCACGAATGAGACGAAGATTATGATTGTAAATGCTAATAAGCTCGTTGATGTTTCTAATACTGTTATCTAAACTCCTGATTGGAGGATTTTGGAATCCACCTTCTGGGTTTTTACTGCGATAATAAAAAACACCGGTTTGCTCATAAATATCTTGGATGTCTAATGGCTGTAGCTCTCCGCCTTTACCTAGCTGTACGTTTTCCAAACCTTCAATATCTACAATTAGACCATCTGGTTTAGCTTTAGCAATAGACTGCTGAAGCTTCAAATGAGACAATTGCAACTGGTCAGCAAAACCTATTACAGACCCTACAAGAGACTTAGGCATCATTCTGCGCAGGTTTGTGGAAACCACAGAGTATGACAGTTTAGCTTTTGTTAAATCGTGAATGTTTTTAGGAACGTTCTTTTTAAGACCGTAGTCATACATATAATCACATCCTACTATATAGTTACCACCGTAAACAGTGGCTACATTCATTGATGAGGGTTTTCTATCAAATACCGATTCCTTTGGAGGAGTGTATTCAAATCCTTTGTAGTAGAAGTTGCTATTACCGAATCTAGACCCTTTCTCCTCAAACATCATATCGTCTACAGATAAGAACTCAAAGCTCATAACCTCAACAATAAACTCATCGTATCCGTATGTAGTGCGGTCTAAGGTTTCATCGTAGTACTTGTAAGAAAGCTTGTCTGCTCTGTTCTGATATTTGTTTTTTACAGATTGGGCTATTTTAGAATACTGCTCTTCTGTAAACTCATCACGAGCAATACGCTTAAGCTCAGAGATGCTAATCTTTTTGACGTGTCCTGCGTATATGAGGTCACTAAAAGTAGGGTCTTCGGTGTAGCTATGGAAGAAGAATGCTGGGTCAATGTACTCTTCTGTGATTCCATAGTTTGGATCGTTGTTTCTTTTTATAACACCAATACCACAAGTAACTAAATCGTTTACTGCTCTACGGTATATGCGCTGATCAAAATCATTCCACTCTAGAGTTAAATTTGTACCAATCTGCGCAGCGATTTCAGCAGCTGTCTTAATATTGGCATCCATAAAGATTTCAGCTTCTTCTGGTGTTTCCGGTATGTCCTCTTCAGATATACCTGTGTTTACACCAGCTTGATTCATCTCTTGAATCATCTGCTTGTTTTTTACCTCAAACATTTTCTCTGCTCTCTTTCTGTCTTTTTCAGACTGAGACAGAGGGTCAATTGCAGCAACGTTTGGATACGGTTTTTTTGATAGAATGTTGTTTACAACAATCTTTACAAATTTAGGAATGATAGGAACTGGTGACCAGTCAAGATTTAATAACGTTCCGTCACCACTGTTCGGATCTAAAGAGTTTAATATTTGTTTATAGATAGAAGTATCTTGTGTACCGTTTGCGTAATCACGATTTGTCTCAAAGTCCTTAAGCCTGCGTCTGAACAAACTTCGTTCATCATCAGAATGACCCCATTGCTTCTCAATAGCTTTGGCGTATTTTAGACCGTAAGGTTTGGAGGTTTTTTGACCGTGTATGGCAAATGGGTCTGGAAAATTACCATACTTTCCGTTTTCATTATCTTTATTGTACATATAGCGTTTCGCAAAATACTTCCTTGCAAATATACTAAATTAAACCACTGCCTATCAACGCCTTAACTCTTTGGTATATCGTCTAAAAAACTTCTTATCATCAAAGCTAGATTCCTTCTTTTCTTTCTTAACTCTCTGAGCTGCAAGCAGAGCCAGCCCAGAGCTAATTGTAAGGTCAAACTTTGTACGATTATCTATTTTATACCCAATCCAATCTTCCAGTGTGCGGTCAAAATACATCTTGCCCATCTCGCCTGTCTCACTATTTATACCTACGTGTTCTTCTATGTAAGCTTCTATAGCGTGGGCGTGCGCCTGTATAACATCTTGTGAGTTAGAGGGAATACCACGAGTCTTTGTGTTTACAGATCCAGGAGTCTTTAGATGCTCTGGTCTTTTCATAACATACTCTTCGTAACCTCTTGATTCAAAGTATCTTACAATACCGTACTTATTGTTTTCAATTAATAGCGGATAGCCATAAAAAAACGAAGCCATAAGAACATCTTCATAGAATATTCTAGCCAGTGGCGGACGAGATGCATATTCAGCTACAAACATATTAGGTGGCGCTGCCATACTGAATTTGTTATAGAGATGACAAGCCCCCTTAGAACCCCTGTTGTCTGTAGTAGAATCTAAATCATAGCTATCGACTCCGCCAACGCCTATGTGGTCATTTCCTGGGTGCTTCTTGTTGTACTTAATTACGTACTTATTTCTAAGCTCATTTGGTGGCATCCAAGCTACCCTCCACCTACCTTGTGGGTTTGGACTGAAGACAACTTCTTTGTCGCTTACTCCGTCTTTCCATTGGAAGTTTCCACGTACTACTGGATTAGGGTAAAGCTCTTGGTTAAACTCAACCTGCTCATATATTTTACCAATGTTGAATGTAGAACCCTCAATAGAGTCACGCATAGCTTCATCTATTGTAAATGGGAACTGACGTATAAACTCATTAAGCTCACGAGCATCGTGCTTTAAAGCGTCTCTTTCGTTCTTTAGATACGTCTTAGCCCCTATATCTACATAATCTCCATCAATCGTTTGTACAGGATGTTCAGGGTCTTCAACAATAGGGTTTCCGTGCTTATCGAAGAATCCTTCAAGCGCTTCATAGGCGGGTATAAATAGTCTATAAAGACCAGTTTTTGTTCTTCCATTTGCGTTTCTATCTTCTGGATCTGAATCTCTCCAAAGTTCTTTGTATTGATTTCCTCCCTTGTCCATAGGGTTTACAGTAGATCCTACTAAAGCCTTGCCTATAATTCTCCTACCAACAATGAGACAGGTTTTTTCAATCCTCCAGGCTTCTCGTATATCTGTAGGGCGCTCCCACTTACCGGCTTCATCTAAATACATAAGGTGAAGTTTCTCACCATCATATGCGTTATTAGTGGTGTTCTTCCAGTTAATAATAGTATTGAGAGCTTCCCCTTTATTAGATGTTTTATTCTTCTTAGTGATACGCTTAGATGGCTCACGGAATGCTAATTCCATACGTGGATTCGTAGTACCGTCTTGTATAGGCTTAAAGAAGAATGGATAGCTTTTAAACATAGGGACTACCTTCTTCATAAAGATGTTTTCCTGCGCATCTTTACCCGTCTTAGACTGTATACCCAGTAGCTTATCTTTTACTTGCGTACCTTCATCTACGAGTATAGCTGCTGACATATTAGTATATCCTGAGCGTCTACACTTAGTGTACATCTGTCCTATAGATCTAGCGTCTGCTTCGCAGGCAGCAAAGTGTATAAAAAGTCTTCTTTGAAACTCTAGGTAGGAGGCGTATCCGATGTCCATTTTACTCCATTGGAGAAGCATATAGTGTCTCCCTGTAATGTAGACAGGCTCACCATTATTGTAGAACCAAACACCGTTACGCCTACGGTCAAACTCTTTTTCGATGTACGGAGAAAAACGCTTTTTGAAGTCGGATGGCATTTCATACCACTCATCCATAGAGCGAATCCTCTGCAATTCGATTGGCACAGGAAGTCTTTCCCACATTTGCATATTGCGCTCCCTTTCATTAAAGAGTATTTCTTTTTTCGTAGGAGTTTTGGGAAGTTGAATATCAACCCCACCGATGGTGACAACCTCACCCTCTGTATCGTTGGGGCATATGTTAATAACGTATTCATCGTACCCTTCAACTTTTTTAAGACCAGCCATTTCATTTAATTAATAATCCCAGTAACAGAATATCTGATTACTTTGAGAACTTTTCTGCGAATCCTCCAGAGTAATCTTGTTCAGCTTCGAGTCCTCCTGTTTCTCTGAGTTCTCTAACCATTTGTTCAAGTCTTTGGTATTCAATAAGAAGTTCTTTTGCATCTGTTGCTGTTTGCTTAATACTTTGTAACTCAGCCTTTCTTTGAGATCCAGATAGATCACTGTCTACAGGCTTTCTAATTTCGTCAATCATATTGTTGATTGCTACCTCCATTGAAGACAGTAATCTTGTTGATGCCTCTACTGTGGTGAATTTATGCTTCTTTGACATACACCAACTCTGTTGTTCTCATACGATACACTTTTTCCCCATTTAAAAGCTCCATTTCGTATTCTGAATTTTTTGTGTAGCCCACCAAATCACCAGGCTTCGCTCCAATCCACTCTGAATCCTGGGGTATCGTGAGTAGTTCTCCTTCCAGTTCTGGTTCTTTCTTGAGAGTAAGAATGATACCAGAATTACTTGTTTCCTCTTCCTTCTCAATAGGGGGTGTAACGAAACACCAATCCCCAAGCATAGCAATATCACCATCTTCGCCTTCAACTGCGATGGCGTGGTTTGAATATCCTCCAAGAGGCTCATAGTTGACGAGGTAAAGATCTTCTCCGATATCATACATTTGCTCCATTACTACGTGGTGATGGAAGTAAAGAGTTTTACCTGTACAATTATCTATTGGACAGTCTACAGGACATCCTACAATCTCTCCATAATTAAACCTATGCTCAAACTCGTTAAACTTCGTAACAAGCTTTAAAGTGGTTTTATCACCAAGTTTTATTTCTTCTTTAAACTTATTAGGTAATCTTACTATAAAATGATGAAGTGGTTTCATATCAATCAAAGTTTAGATCATACTCAAGAATACAAGGCATAGAATCTACTGCTTTCCAAAGCATTGTTCCATCCCCGTTCTCTATGTATATAAGATACCGCTTTTGATTGTATTTGTGTAAATGCGCCTCATCTAGAAGGATTGCGCTCACTTTTCCGGTTCCTGCTCGCATACCGACATAGTACGCCATAGCGTCTTTCGGGTCACGCCCGATTACAATTTTTCTGATCATTTTTTATTTAATTAATGTCCCCGTTTCTGCGGGATAAATTTAACCAGTAATCAATTTTAGATGTATCTGGCTTGTTTTCCTCTCTGTATGCTTCTACACAATAGGATAATAAGTCGTCTAATTCTTCTTCGTCTGAGACAGAAAAAGAAGATAGTAAACTCATATTTGCACGTTCAGCCCCTTCTTCGTCAACATAGGAGCTATCCATATCTAAAAAGCCCACTGCTAGACAAGCTATAAATTCGTCTTGAAGTTCGTGCTTCTTAACTATTTCATTTATAGCCAGTAGCATATCCTGTATCTCAAGAATGCAGTCTTTTTGTCTTTCGTTCATTAGTCAAGTTTAGTTAAAATAAATGTAGATGTGGTTAATAATCCTGCACCACCTCCAGCGTTTCTAATGGTGTAGTAAAGATCTGTATCTGCCGCAACGTGTCTAACTAGTGAGAACCCAATAGCTGTGTTTCCTGTTGATGCGTGAGATCTTGTTATAGACTGGATTATAGCCGCTGAACCACCGCTGGGCTTTTCTGTAACATCTATAATTATATCGGTATTACCCGATGTAACCTCTAGCATAAAGTTGACATCTATTTTTACTAGCCCTTCTTGCTGAACGGTAACAGCTCCTGTTGTTGTTGAGCTTGTCTGAAAATGATTAGCGGTGTCGTTTACCTCGTGAGAAGAGGAATTGCTGCTATTGCTAACACCTGACTGAGTAGGGGTAGCTGCGGAAGCGGTTAACGTATATGCTAAGGGTCTAAGCACCCACATAGGGTTTGCAAAAACAACAGTAGTTGAAGTAAACGCACTAGCGTCTAACTCACGTTTCACAACATTATTACTACCGTCTACAAGCAATACAGTAAGTTCTGCATCGTCTGTAGCCGGGGCGGAATTAAACGATAAAGCACCTACACCAACAGTCGTTGTAGATAGCTTTAGAGCTGAGGTAGTCCCAGAACCGTCTTCTACATCTTTCAATGTAGTAGTTACGCTGTTTGAACTCAATTTTAACAAAGATGAGTACGTGTCTTTTACTTTATTACCGCTTAGAGTAGCCATTTCCTGTATATTTGTGTATTATATGCAAATTTAGTAAAAATGAGGAAGCGTAATATGAGGTCTAAGTTTCGTGATTTTAGAATGCGAGACGAAACGACTATAAACAAGTCTTACTTAAAGTATTTTACACTTGTTATGAGGGATGTCGTTGGAAACTACGATGTTACGGAGGCTCAAATGCGGTTTTTACTCTTTGCTTATGACTATCAGTTCTTCACTTTAGATCATATGTCTGAGTATTACTACTACAGCAAGGCTAAGTTAGGACAGCGCATTATATATCCACTTTCTCATAACGACTACGTATTCAAATACTTTGACAGACTGAGTCCTACTAACTACCAAGAGGCTATATTTGACGAGAAGAAGTTTAACTACCGTGTTCGGTACGCTATAACGCAGAAAGCTAGGCTTTTAGTCCAGCGTTTCTATAGAAAATTAGAGGGGGAAGAGGAAATTAATGTGCCGACTTGATCTTGAAGGCAGCTTTTAGCGATGCACCTTTGTGCGGAACGAACTTTCCCTCGTGTTTCATAAGGAAATAACGCCCCCCTTCGGACATCCAGTGATATCCAGAGGGAGCGTCTACCATTACTTTCTTTTTTTGAGCTTTCATTACTTCTTTTTAAGCATCTTGAAGTCTTGCCCGGTGATTTTACCGTCCTTGTTAGCATCAAGCTTTACTTGACCGCCTTTGAGGTACTTCTTTATCTTACCGCCCATTTTGTATCTAAAGGCTTGCCCTCTTTTAGCTCTTTTTCTTGTATCCTTCTTTAGTTTTTCTTCAGATTCAAAAGCACCTTCAATGTCTCCCCGAGATTGGATGCCTTTTTTTCTAGACTTGTTTCCCACACTTTCTAACTGGTAGTACTGCTGCACAGCTGTATTAGGAAAGCCTAGCTTCAATTCACTTAGACCTTTGCTAAATTCCTTCGCTACCGCTTTTTCAGTTTTTGTTGGAGCCTTAGCTGTAACAGTAACCTCGTCAATCATTCCTCCCTTTTTAGGGGCTTTTGATTTTTTCAACATTGCTTTAATCTTCGGAGGAAACTTACCACCTTTTTTAAAACGGGGGCTTGCTCCGCCTGGGAGATTCTTACCTACATCACGATAGTTTGGCTTACTGGTACTTTCACGCTTCTTACGCTTCTCAACGTCCTTAGCTAAAGCTTTAACAGCCTCTTTCTTCATTGGGAAACCATTGCTCTTCATACCGGTAGCAGCTTGTTTAGCTAACTTGTTTGTTACGTTAGCACTTTTGTCTAAATCACTACTGTGCTGCTTATCTACCATCTCCTTGGTAAGCTTCTTCCCTTTTGGTGGATCTACCTGCCCTCCTTTTTTATATTTCTTTGCTTTCATCTTTCCTCCGTTCTTAAAGAATTTATTTGCAGAAGCCTCAACCATATCACCCAAAGTTATAGGGTCTATGTTTTTAATCTTCTTACCTCCAGAGGTAAGATTCATATCTTTATCAAAGCTAATGTACTTGCCTTTTCCAACGTCACCGTAAGTACCACCTTCACCAGCTGTACTCTGCATTTGTCTTAGACTCTGATTCCCCTTAGAATCTCTCTCATCTATAACTTTAGTATAACTAGGCTTACCTGTCTTTAGGTTTGTTACCTTAGCCTCAGATACACTCTCTATTTCGTTTCCGGACTCTCTGGTTCTAGTCTCCTGCTGTACACGAACGTCATCCAATTTTCGTTTCTTTTTTGACTTATATATAGTCTTCCCTAGTTTTCTTTTAGCTTTCATTTTTTAGCTCTGTTTCGTTTTGCGCTTATAAATCTTTTCTCTCCGTGGTCATAGTCCATACCGTCTCCATTACCGTACTTCCCTGCCTTACGTCTCATCTTATTTAAAAAGGCACGGTACTTCTTACGCTCCTCCGTAGAGTGGTACTTCGTATCGTACTTCTTTTTCTTCGCCTTCGCCTCTGGGTTGCTGGCGTAAAACTTTGCCGTCTTACCCTTCATACGGTAGGTATCTTGTTTTTCCGTTTACACGTACCGCTTTCAATACTTGATGACGGTTTCTACTGTCTTTCTTATGAGATATATGCACCCAGTCTGGATTCTCATCCGTACCAAACTCCCAAATCAATTGATCAAAGTCTAGTCTATCTAAAGCATAGTGGAATATATCTGCATTGGTAATCACACCGTATACATCTGCATCTAGGTCCAGCGCTTCACCCTTACTATGCTGAGAAGTTTTACTTCCACCAATCGCCTCGTTAAGCGCTTCGCTTCTGTAGCCTGAGCTGACAAAGATCGGACACATAAACTCCTCACGAATGGGCTGGAATATATTCTCAGCTACCGCTTTTAGATTCTCCAAATGATCCACTGTCGGCTCGTTGGCAATCCCTCGCCTCTTCGCAGTAGCAGACTTCGTCACTTCCGCAAGCGAAAGGTTCTTGGATAGATTCATAGTTGTAATCGCTTAAGTAGTAATGTGTTACAAAAGCAAAGGTAATGAATAAAACTAGAATTATGAGCGCCACCATCTCCCTACAATCAATATACACCCGAACAAAACACCGGCTGCTAGTATCAGATCCTTGAACTTATCCCAGAACGTTTTCTTCTCTACGTATACAATCTTATCGTAAGGAACCTCTACAATACTAATAATCGTATCCGAGTCGCAAATGGCGTCTATAGTAATCGTGTCGTTCACCTTTACTATCTTCACTCTCAGCCTGTCTTTCACTAGAGTAATAGTATCGTGTTGCTTCAAAGTCACAGTATCCGTGATAGCCACAGGTGGGCTGACAACCGTGTTCGTCACAACCAGCGTGTCTTTTACCAGAATCATAGGGTCTTTCTGCACCGCTTTCTTTAAGTGCCATTGAGCGCTGCAACTCGTTAATAACAGCACTAGAGTTAACTTTACCAGCCATTTCATTTCTTAGCAAACTTCTCCAACCCTGCAATACCAAAACTCCCAAGAGTTACTATAACAAAGCTGTTATATGTAAACTCATTGATCGGTAAATCTTTACCCCAAAATCCACTCATCACATCTGCAATCATTACAATCACCATAACAGCAAAAGAAAGAAAACCTATTACCGTCTTCTCATTGTAGCTATTGTCGTTTTTAAAAATCTCTAAGAAACTCATAATCTGTTGTTTAGTTATACAAAGATACCTATTTCTCATATACCGATTCCCACTTAAAGTGATACTTTAAGGTTGACAATGTCAAAAAAAAGTTGTAACTTCGCTTTGTTCTAATACCACCGGTAATCATCTCGATTAGCGCTTGTAAAACAAACAATCTTAACACTTGCGGTGGGCAGACAGCCCCATCCGCTCACTTCCAATCTTATCAGATTAACAATATAGGCGCACTATACCCTATTCCGCTAGAAGCGGTCTTTTTTCTATCCGACTCCCTACAAAACACCGATTTGTCACAATAATTCGTATATTTTGTGACATTAGATTAACTTAAAGCTTTACTTTAAGTATGAAACAATATGTTCCACGGTTAAAGTGATACTTTAAGCGAATGAATTCAATTGTCAGAATAGATGAGTAATACAGGAGTGGGGGATTATATACTATTACAGACGCATCAGTTCTCTAACCCAAATGGATTATCTAACCCTACCCCCTCTCTAGCTTAACGAAATTTGGTATACTTTTGGGATATTCTGTTGCTAGTTTATAGTGGTTAGTGAGTAGAGTAGTTTAGTAACCTCTATCAATCACTTCCCTGTAAAACCCTAAAAGCCCTTTCTACCCCTTTGGGGTAGGCAGTTTCCCCTCAAACCCGGCAAACACTTTCAGATATCTTTTTCCCCTAAAGGGAAAAAATATCTTCCTTCGACATTTGGATTTCAACTTTCTTTTTCCGTTGTTAGTTGCCGTTCGACACCGAAGTCGGACAGAAAATATATGTGTTATGAAAGAATACTCTTTCCAAGATACTCTAGTGTTTAGAGTAAAGCAAATCGAAAATGCTGTTTCTACGAAACAAGCTCAGTTCTTCTACTACAAGAAGTTTAAGAACTTATTGTACTGGAACCCTGATGTCAGCGAAGCTGATATTAAGAGCTTCAAAGAAGCTGAGGAGGCTATCAAGTTACGTATCTTCGGAGAAGATACTAAGAAACCTTCGAAGAAGGTTGAGTATAAGAAACCTACGGTTTCTAAGAAAGCCGTTTCGGAGCCTACCAAAGGTAGAAACGGAAGGTCTAACAATCAAGCTAAGCTTGATGCGATGCTGACCAATCTAGAAAACTCAGCAGAGCTGATTCTCGCTAGTGTTAACATTGGTAAGTCAATGAAGTTCTAGTCTAGAACCCCTTCGGGGGTTCTTTTTTTTAACTCTAATACGTAGTATATGATAGCTAATTGGAACAAGATTATTAACTCAGCGAGTTTATCTGAGGTTAATAAGACTCAGAACATACAAGAGTATGTTAAGCGTAAGGATTATAATAGGGATACTAAGTTGACTAAGGTAGCTTCACCTAGTATAGGTCATAAGACTAAGCAGGTTAAGAAGGCTAATGATACTCATCCTAGATGGAAGCAGTCTATTATAGCACCTCATAGTATAGAGGCTAAGGTAGATAGAATAGAGCGTTTGTGTTTAGAAATACTAAATAAATAGGCTATGAAGTTTAAGTTAAGTAAGGCACACGATGGTAGTCAGATAGTACTATCGTTAGATTGTTTTGATATAAGTATAGTGAGCCATAAGTATAGCTATGGTGGTAAGCAAGGTCTATATGAGCTAGGTGTGTTTTGGACTGATGAACCTGTATACTATAATAGTAATGGTAATAGGACAGAGTTTGTTAATGATGTTAAAGGTTGGTTAGATGAGGATTCGGTAACTAACATAGTTGATAGACTAAGTTCATTAGATCAATCGAGTGATAGGTTAGTGTATAATATATTAGAAATACTGCAATGACAATAAGAGATATTAATGAACTGCAACAGCAGTTTGAGGTAGACTATTATCAAGAGATAATAGAGAGCGGACTAGCTTGGAATATGCAAGGTAGAATAGGCAGAAGGTGTATGGAATACCTTAAGTCTGGTGTATGTTATTTACCTCTAGTAGATCACTATGATTACTGGGGTAATGAAGTACCGAGTCGGTCTAAGGTGGCTAATGGTTCACCGGGTAGTTTATCATTGGCTAAGAGTTTTTGGTCTGATGATACTAAGTATGAGAGTTATTTTGATTTTGAAACACAATTATATAATGAATAGGTTATGGGATTAGATATGTATTTAATGAAGCGAGTTAGAGTTAATAAGAATGAGGACTCGGTTGATACTGAATTGGTTTATTGGAGAAAAGCTAATGCTATACATAATTTCTTTACTAGCTTAAAAGACCAACACGAAAGCTGTGAGTCTATTGAGGTTACTAAGGATATGTTAGGTATGTTATTAGATAGATGTACTATGGTATTAGAAGATAGGAGTAGGGCTGATGAGTTATTACCTACTACTAGTGGGTTCTTCTTTGGTAGTACTCAGTATGATGAATGGTACTTTAATAAGTTAGAAGATACAATAAGAGATATAACTCCTATACTATCTGATGGTGATATAAAAGATGGAGACCTGTACTACTTCGGTTGGTACTGAGAATCTACATTGAGAAGAATTTTGTTTGTACGTAGTACAAACTAAATTCTTTTCAATGTAAAAAGGGAAGAAAGTTTGCCCTACCTTGAATGGAGATGTCCGAGAGACGGACAACAATACACAAATAAATTATATGTTATGGAATTAAAGAAAGTATTTTTAGGTGAGTCGGTTGTTAAGTATGTAAAGGCTAAAGAGCCGGAAGATTATGCAGTTCGCAGTTCCCGTGATGCTTATCAAATGTTTAAAGATATTATTGGTAATGAAGTACACGAAAGAGAATTGTTCTGCGTTGCTTATCTAAACAGAGCTAATAAGGTATTGTGGACTGAGATAATGTTTATGGGTGGTATCACAGGTACACTAGTTGATAAGAGATTGATTATAAAGAAGGCTTTAGCAGGTAATAGTACCTCTATTATTGTATGCCACAATCATCCAAGTGGTGCTAAAAATCCTAGTGAGAATGATAGAAGGATGACTAAAGAACTCAAGGAAGCCTGTAAGTTATTAGATATATCATTGCTCGACCACATAATAGTAACTGATGATGGTTACTATTCCTTCTCTGATCACGGAGAAAGAAGTTTATCATAATTAAGTACAGCCTCACCATTTTGGTGGGGCTTTTTATTAACCCTGTAAATTAAATTATATGACACAGCAGGAAAAAGTCTTTCAAGTGTTGGAAGCAACAGGATTGAATTGGACTGTTAACAAGAAAGAACTTGTATCAGTCGATGGATTAAACACTGACTCATTCGGTATCTTCCGTAATGATAACGACAAATGGTTAGGTACTGTTGGTAAAAGATACGAGCCGTATCAGAACCATCAGCTAGTATCTAATATGGTAGACATTACCAATGAGGTAGGTCTTGATGTAACTAGAGGCGGTACTCTAAATAGTGGTAGTAAGGTGTACTTACAAGCTAGTTTACCGGATGATATTGTAGGTAATAGTGGTATCAAGCGTTGGCTTACTACTACTAACAGCCACGATGGTACTAGTGCTATAACACTAGGGTACTCTAATATGGTGATTGCTTGTAGTAATTCATTCCACGCTGCTAGTAAGGGTAGTAATAGATACCGGCATACTATCAATGCAGAGTCTAATATACAGGAGAATGTCAAGCAGATTAAGATGACCTTAGCTAATGAGATGAGGCTTATTGAGACATTCAAAGCGATGCAGTCTACTGATATTAAAGATGAGGCTATTGATAAAACTGTTAGGGCTTTGTTCAGCATCGGGTTAGATACTATACAGGATGACATCAGTACTCGTAAGCGTAATCAAGTAGAGACCTTTAGTGATAACCTTGTTACAGAGATTAATACTCACGGCAAGACTATGTGGTCGCTGTTCAATGCGGTTACTAGATATACTAATCACGAGGCTTCACCTATTGATGATGATGCTAAGAATAACTACCTAATGAATGGTGGTGGGTTTAAACTTAATAACATTGGATACAATGAGATTATGAAATTTGTTGATGCTAATACCGAGGGCATCTTAATCTAACTCGGTAATTGGTTTGGTTTGCCCTGTCCCCTTCGGGGGGCGGGGCTTTTTAATTTAAATGTTTTATGAAAAAGATTTATACAGAGAAAGACATAGTTCGTAAGTGGGCTAGGAAATGTAACATTACCGGTGAAGGTATGAATGAAGGTTGGTGTTGGGGTGATGGAAGCTTCTACACTAAGTATAAGAAAGATACCATAGAAGAAATAAGATATAGAGATACATCATTAGACCTAAACCTAGACTATAGTAAGATGAGTGATGATGAACTGCTTGATCTATACTTTGAGAATGATATATTTTATTGGACTGAATGGTATGATGATGAGTATATTATCTATGCTGAGATGAGTGATGGTAATGTAATAGAGATAAATGAAATAGAATCTGAACCAACGTATTTTAATTTAAATAAGTGATATGAGTAAGAGAGATGAAGTAGCTGAGTGGTATATATCTAACATATACCCCGATGTAATGGACAAAGAGGCAGAGATTGAGTGGTTAATTACTCAATTAAAAGATGATGCCTTTACTACCATTGAGGAAATGTATGATGAACAAATGTCTAACCTAGAAGCTGATGGCTTCTTTAAATAAATAAGTGTAATGAAACAATTTATTATCAAGTTCTTGGGTCTTGACAAAATCCAACAAGAGTTAGAGTCTGTGAAAGCACAGTCTTACAAGTTAGAACAACAACTAATAGATGTTGATTGGACCGATGAAGCTAGTAGAGGTATTGACTATGATACACTGTCTGGTTATATAGATGAGGGCGATGTTGCTAATTGCTTTGATGCAAATGATATAGCTTCTAGAATTGATGTAAGTGATATAGCTTATGAGATTGACACTAGAGAGTTAGCACAAGGTATTGCCGATGAGCTTAGTTACTCTGATATAGCTGATAACATTAGCGAACAACACATTGCTGATTGTTTAGATATGGATGAGCCTATTACCAATATAATAAATGAATTGGATTGGGAAACTATACTATCTAATATCAATGTGGGTGATAGACTTGCTGAAACATCTAGTGATACTGAAGAAGATACTACTCGTAACATTAGTATGGATGCGGTTGAGTCTATGATAGATGCTAAGGTACAGCAGTTTGCTGATAGCCTTGAGGTAATGGTAAGTGCTAAATTAAATATCAATAAGTAATGTTAGAGGTAAGTAAAGATATGCTAGATGCTTTAGCTTGGTTCAGAGATAATGATATCCCTGCAACTATAGATGATGGTAGCCTATTCATTGAAGTGAATAGCTATGAGATTATGGTAGACTCATCAGAGGTTTCGTACCGAGCTGAGTTATGGAAAGAGTATAACAACGAGGGGGCTGATAACCCCTCTTAAATTTTCAATGACTATGAAAACAAAAGAATTAATACCTATGGAATTTATCAGTAGCCACGGCACTCTCTATGTTAACGAAGATGGAACTATCCATCCCGATACTGACATAGATGATGGTTGGCTACTCGATGTAGAACGAGTAGACATAGAAGAACTAGATAACTATCTAAGCTACTATGACCTACCCCTCGCTCAAGGTGGCGATGTACTTGACTTTGCTTATTGGGATAAAAAAGGTGTATACCATTTACCTTCTAGGCAATGGCGAGAGGATACCTTTCACAGAGTGAGTGTTGACTCTGACCCCGATGAAGCTAAGGCTTATTGGACTAAGGAAAGAATCAATGAGTTTATTGATAAGAGTTTTGAATGGATTAAAAACAATAGACTATGAAAAATGATTTAAAAGTTACAGGTGTTAGATACTATGACACTCGTAGAGGTATTGGATATGAATGCACTACTAATGTAGATGGTGTAAGAATATGGAACGATGGTATGGGTGGTATTACTTTTATTGAAGGTACTTGGTCTCTTATCAAATCTTATCAGCACCTTAATGATAATGATTTAGAAAAATTAATAGACGCTTATGAAAATAGTTTGGTTACAGGATGACAACATATTTGTTGTATCTAAATCTAAAACAACTAATAAGAAAATAAGTGATGGGTCTGCCTTAGTACAGACCTACACATTTAGTAAAGACCAATGGTTACTAGCTACTACTAGTAAGGGATTCGGTATGAAGAAGTTCTTTGCTATGGATGGTACTAATTGTTTGGACTGCCCTTACTCTGGTAATCAAGGTAAGGGTGGCTGTTATACCCATAAGTTCAATCAGTATGTAGGCTTTCTTAGTATGCTTAGATCTATTAAGTTCTCAGACCTTACACCGCTTGATGCTGATAAGTATCTTGATGTGGTATTAATGTGTAAAGATTCTTATGTAAGGTTCGGTACTTATGGCGAGCCAAGTCTACTGAACTTTAGTTTGGTAAAGAATATGGCTTATGCTTCTAAGTCTTGGACAGGTTACACTCATCAATGGAATAAAGAGTGGGCAGATGAGTATAGTAAATACTTTATGGCTAGCACTCACAACAAGGAGGAAACCTATAAGGCAAGACAAAAGAACTACCGCTCGTTCATTGCTAGTACTACCGGTACTGAAGAAGCGGTTACTTGTCCAGCTAGTGCTGAGGCAGGATTCAAATCAAACTGTGCAAGCTGTGGCTTGTGTAGTGGTACGTTAGGTAAAGGAAGTAAGGATGTTAAAATCTTAGAACATTAGTAATGAAGACTAAATATACAGATGAGCAACTGCGAGAGCATAGCCTAAAGAAAGCTAAGGCTCTAGAGCAGATATGGATTAACATACGAATGCTAGATGAGTATGATCGTATGATGTTGACCGAAGAGATAGAAAGATTAAATACAAAAGAATTAGGTGGCGGACCTTATGACCACCTTGAATATGTAGAGGTGCAATACGGTAATGAGGTAGAGATATGGGAAGATCCTAATACAGGGGATGCTTATGAAGTACCCATTGATATAGACAGACACTTTCACATTGCTAAGAAACTAAATTAAATAATTATGTCATCAATTTACAAGGATCAGTACAAAGAAGGGGATCATTTTAAATCCTACAAAAAAGTAACAACATTAGATGAAGCATTAAAGCATCCGCTAGTCCATCGTGAGGGTATTGAATTTTACGGACCCAGAGAGGGCTGGCAAGAAGATGGTTATATGTACCGAGTAAATCTGTCAAGCGAGGCAATGAATTATTGGGTTAGCTGTGAGATTGGCGAGCATATGTCTGCTATAAATCTATATGGAGAAACAGAGAAAGAAGCAAGGGAGCAAGTCCTTTGGTTGCTCAACGATTCTTTTTCTTATATGGAATCACACTAACGTGAAACAATTAGTTTCACACTTAAAGTAATACTTTAACTAAACACACTTAAATTAAATAATTATGCCTACTAAAAAATTCAGTACCCCGGAAACAGAACTACTTGCTATGTACTTTAACTATGAGAAAAAAGGTTGGAAGACTACAGAGGAGGTAAAATCTTTTGTTGATAACTACCTGCAAGAGCAGTTAAGTAAAGCTAAAAGAGGCTATATGCAATTTGCTGTTAAACAAATGATTAAGCAAGCAGACAAAGTAATCAAGTACGAAGAGTTAGTCAGTGAATAAATACACTTGATAGTATCAATGATATTGTCTAACTTCGGACTATCATCTTGATGCCTAGATGGGAGGGGCATCCCAAAGCCCCCTCCCTCGTTTTTCAATTAGGGCTAACTATATTTAAAAAATTATGTTACGTAGATTACTACTATGGTTTAGGAAACCAAGAGTGTCCTATCTTATTACAGATACAAATGTAGAAGAGATATGGTACAACCGATTAGGTCTAAAGACTCAGCGTTCAGCTGATACAGGTATGGTCTTGATTATTAAGAAGGATGTAAGGGGAAGCGGTATAGTATATTACCGTTTCCATAACCAACCATTTGATGGGTCAGAGATACTTAAGTATACCACTAGTAAACCTAATGGCGCTATATACATACACCAAGGATATGATACCAAGGTATTGCTAGACAAAAAGTACCGTATCCTTTTTGGATACTACCCTTCAAGAATATATATAAAGAGATTGTATGACCAATGATTGTAATAGATGGCTGGAGCGCCTGCTTGAGGAAGGCGCACCTGCCAATGTGTTAAAAGAGTTTAAGATTCTTTACAGTGAGCTGATGCTAGGTATAGCAACCAACGATTCCTTTACAAAGGATGAGATATTTGATGTGATAAAAAGTATTGGGGATTCAGATGCTGATGCTGTAGATGCTAAAATGTACTTAGCTTATGTTATAGGTAAGTTCCAAGCAGCTGATGCCTATGCTACAACTATAGGTGGTATCCTTAATGAGGATGCTACTGAAGATACTATGCTATTCATAGATAAGCTAATGGATGAAGCAGTAAAAGAAATTATAAATCGTTAAGCTATGAAGTTATTAAGAGTTACAAAGCACAAGGTATATGTCAATAGATACCTAACAGATCTAAGATGGACTATGATAAATAATTGTCTGTCTTCAGTAGAAGATAATAAGAAAAAGATAACCGCTTCTGCTAAGTTAATTAAGAAGTACGAGCGTAGACTTAGACTATTAAAGTATTAAAGATGGGGCTATAACAGTTCTCCGAAGCCTTGGGGAATGAGGGAATACCTGCCGCATTCACTATCATCAGGTCAACACTACGCCCCACACCACACTTGGTTTATTCAGTAGTTAAGGTATTCAAAGGCATTGAAGTATAGTAGACATCACTCAACAAGCTATCTTGTCGGAAACATATTTTTTTATATGGGGCTTGGATGTCTGCTTTGCTTCTCTTATATTTGTTAACAGTAATTAACAATTCAATATAATGGCTTATCACAACAACCCTGAACACAAGAAGGTTATTGACTGCGTGTTGAAACAAAATGCAGTTATGTTCGCTAACCTTGGATCTGATTGTTCTAAATCAGATTACGACAAAGCAAAGATAAAAGAGAGACAGAAGCTTCGTAAAATTCATCATTTAGATGAGGAAAAGATTAGCAGACTTATTAAGGATTCTTTAGATGACTAGTTCATCTAAAGCATTGTATTACTTAGAGAAATACAATGAATCCGAAGCAATTTTACAAGCAACTCAATGTTTAATAATGGCTCCCCCCAGAGAAAAAGATTTCTGGTGGAATGTTATTGAAAAAATTAAGAATAATGGAAAATGATATGATTAGATTCCGGAAAGCTGTTAAGTTAATCTTGTTGATGCAAGCTACTTTAGAGCAGATGGATGAATTAAAGACTACAGCTATCTATCAAAAGGATGTAAAGCATATTATGAATAATCTAGAGCGTAAGCTAGAGAGATTTATAAAGCCTCACATTCATCAGCTTGCTCAGACCGAAGAGTTTATGATGATGCAAATATCAAGAGGTGTAGATAAAATAGTTAAATCAACATTAGAAGACATACACAACTACTCGGATGAAAAATAGATTCGTAAAAGCACAATTAAGTCAGATTTCAGTAGAGTATGCAGCTGTTTCTAATTATTGGAAGCGGTTTACTATGAAAAATAATTATATAGACAACAGGCAACGTTGTAACATAATAATAAAGCACGGATTTGCCGTAGCTTGTAGAAAGCATACAAAATTATCATTATCGGAAATAGGTGGTGTAGTAGATAAAGATCATTCTTTGATTGTTCACGCATTAAAGAATCACGATTCTAATATGAAGTATTTACATAATTACCAGCGTGTATACAAAGAAATTTCTAGAGGCTTAATAAAGTCTTTAAACTATGAAGGAGATGTTGCTGATGCAAAAGAGTTGTCTACTATTTCTGAACTCAGAGAAAGGCTTGTTGACACTTCCAGAAGGCTTAGAATAAAAATTATGGAATTAAATCACGTCTATGAATCAAATGCTGCGATACCCATAAGACTAGAAGAAGAAAACCGATTTTTAAAGAAGCACAATCGTGATATACACAATAGAAATAAAAAATTAGAAAAAGAATTAGCAAGAGTAAAGAATTTAATATGAACAAGATGAATCAATTCCTACGCATTGCAAATGCAAGACTAAAGAAAGTGTACCCAAACAAGCAACAGAGAAAGGCTTGGGTAGCGAAGATGTGGGCAAGGTATTGTGAGCGCAAATCCTCACAACGATGAACCATAAATTGTCACAAATTAAGGGTAAAATTGTACGTTTAAACATACAAAATAAGGGTAAATTGTTACATTATACGCACATACATATAACCAACGATGTCAAGTAAACCGCACAAGATGCTTGACACCAACAAAAGGTGTAAGCATATCAAAATAGAGGGTGAAAGTTGTAGACTAAACAACAACTGCACCTATCCAGATTGTGAAATAATAACCTTTAAAAAATAAGAGAAATGAAAACACAATTCAAAGTAACAGAATCTTTAAACGGATGGAGCAGATTAGAAACAACCTTTGTAGTTGAATCTTCACCTCGCTGGTGGCAGTTTTGGAAACCCAAAGTAATGCATCAA